ATGAATGAGGTTATAAACCTCGACCAGAAGCGTGTCTGTGATATGAGCGCCGACAAACGCACAATCGAGATACGCAAGAGGGACTGCGTAACTAAAATATTGGCAAATTCAGACGGTACGCTCAAAGTAGTCAACGAACGCGCCAAAGGCAGTGATTTAAATAACGAGGCAGTCCCAAAAACTCAATAGCATCCACCCGCCAGAACGCAAGACGGCAGCGCGGAATTCCCGGAACCGGGAGTTCGCCTGCCGTCTTTTTTTATTTAACGCCTGCCGAATGGCACTTTCGCGTCGAAACGTGAGAAATAGTGCTGCGATTCCAATGCGTCCCATTTCTAAGTACAAATCAAACAAATTTAAATTTACGGAGGAAAAACAAATGCTTAATTACAAAAATCTTCATTACAAGGAATACCAAGAAATGCTCCCAAACGGCGAATGTCAGGAAATAAGCCGTTTTGAATGCTTCGCGCCCGCTGCCCCGCCAACCGCCGAGAACCCATATAAACAACGATGGTATTTCAGTCCCGACAGACACGTAGCAATTCGCCTGCCCCGAAACAGGATAGGGGACGAACTCGGCAAGCTCAATGCCGCCGACCTTAAGGGTTTAGAACGGCATGAGGAACGGAAACGGCAGTGCGTCGGAAATTCCGGCGGGCATTGTCCTATTGTTTGCGAACGCTGTCCCCTGTTCGATGAATGCGAATCAGACTGTAAGGTTACAAACGGCAAAAGCTGCCATACGAAGTGCGGCGTTTGTTCCGTATCCGTTAATCGTACCATTGAGCTGGACAAGTCTTTCCAAAACTGCGAAGACCTTGATTTAGAGAGCCGCTTCGATATTGCCGATGATGCCGCCGATATAACGGCAATTATGGAGGACAGAGAATTGCTGTCCGCTTTGTTTTCCGTACTTGACAGGCTTTCGCCCGAAGACCAAGAACTATGGGACTGTCTGAGGGACAAGGTAAAAAAACAGGAAGTTGCGGACAAACTGGGCTTAACACTCGACGGCGTTAGATATCGGGAGCAGCGGCTGTTTAAAATCCTGCGTTCCGACCCCGCGTTAAAAATATTTTTTGAAAACTGAAAAATATTACTACGGATTTTCGCCTCTCGCTGTCCAGTAGATAGTGAGGGGCGATGCTTCTATATAAAAAAGACGAGGAGGTGGCTGTATTGCAAACAAGGGAACAGGCTCTGTTCGCGGAGTACAAATTCCGCGAACAAAACGAAGAACTCGTCGGCGTTCTGACCGCGATCAGCATCGTAAGCAAACGGCTTGCGAAAAGTATCGCGGCGCTCGAACACCGGCGAGAAGAAAAAGGAGGTGACGATATTGATGTCCCAAGAAAAAAACGGCGCAAGTCTTCCGGTTAAAGCTAAATTGTACAAGCACCAGATCGCGGCGGCTGAACTCGCCTGCAGGCTGTTTGGTTTGCCGGAAGGCGGTGATGCTCCCTGCTCCATAATAAGCCGCGGAACCGCGCTTCTTATGGAGATGTAGCCATAGGAACAGGCAAAACCATCACAAGCATCGCTATATCCGGAGCGATGTATCTCGCCGAAAAAATCCGCCGAATCCTTGTGGTTGCTCCGCTTTCCATCGTAGGCGTGTGGAATGAGGAATTCGCAAAATTCGCGGACTTTGATTATACGCTCGCAGTGTTGGAAGGCTCCGGTGCAAAAAAAACCGACACGCTCCGGCATCTTTGCGGTTCCCCGCTCCAAGTGGCTGTGGTCAACTATGAATCAGCATGGCGGCTGGAAAAAGAAATCATGGAGTGGAATCCCGATTTCGTGATCGCCGACGAGGGACATAAAATCAAAACCCATAATATCGCCGCATCAAAGGCGATGCACCGGCTCGGCGCGAAAGCGGCATACCGGCTTCTGCTCACAGGGACAGTTATAACAAACAAAGCGCTTGATGTGTTCAGCCAGTACAAATTTCTTAATCCTGTTATTTTCGGTCACAGTTTTTACAGCTTCAGAAACCGCTATTTCGATATGGTCGGCTACGGGAATCATACGCCGAGGTTGAAACGCACGATGGAGCAGGAATTAATGAAGCGGCTTCACAGCATCGCGTTCCGCGCCACAAAAGCCGAATGCCTCGATTTGCCGGAAACCACTGATATTATACGGTTTGTTGAACTTGAATCCGCTGCCATAAAAATTTATCGCGATTTGTTAAAAGACAGCTACGCCGAGCTTATACAGAGTGAAGTGACGGTCACGAACATACTCACCCGTCTGCTGCGGCTTTCACAATTAACAGGCGGCTTCATCGGCGACGATGAGGGTGGCACTTCAAGAATCAGCATGGCAAAACAGACCGCTCTGGAGGATATCATCGAAGAAGTTCTGCAGGAGGGCAAAAAGCTGGTGGTCATCGCCCGCTTCGTGCCGGAAATTCAGGCGATATGCAAGCTACTGGAAAAACGCGGCGTCGGATATTCCTGCATCATGGGCGGCGTGGCTGACCGTGACGAACAAGTCACCCGATTCCAAAAAGACCCTAATGTTCAAGTATTCGTGGGACAAATAGCCACGGCGGGGCTTGGTATTACATTAACCGCCGCCAGTACGATGGTGTTTTACAGCACCGATTACAGCATGAGCAATCACGAGCAAGCACGGGCGCGCATTCACCGCGTCGGGCAAAAAGAAAACTGTACCTATATTTATCTTACGGCACGGGGGACGGTCGACGAAAAGGTGCTGGCAGCCCTGCGCGATAAAGCAGACTTGGCGCGGTCGCTGGTAGACGATTACCGAAGCGGCGTCAACCCATTCCAATGAAAGGATTAAGCTATGGACGATTTATTTATTCTCGCGGACAAGCTCCGCGAATTGCGCGAGGAAAAGGATGCGCAGGCGGCAATCCTCAAGGATATTAATGCCGATATCGACGAAGCCGAATATAAACTCTCGGAAGCGATGGCGACAGCCGAATGTTCCAATTTCACGCGCGGCGAAAAACAGTTCATTCTCACTACGACCACCCGCTGGTCAGCCGAAACTGAGCGTAAAGACGAACTGTACTCCGTTCTTAAGAGAAACGGCTACGACCACCTTTTCACCGTAAACACGCAGACACTCGGCTCGTTCGTTAGGGAACAAGTCGAGGAAACCGCCGACGAAAACGGCGAAACCCATGTCCCCGACTGGCTGACGGGGCTTGTGAAAAGCTACGACGACGTTGGCATCACAATGAAAGCCGCAACAAAAAAATCAAAATAAACGGAGGATTTGAATCATGAAGAACAAAGAAACCGCGCTGCAAGCGCAAAAAACAGGGTACCTTTCACTCGCCGACACAGATTTCGGCGGATTAATGGCTGATGAACTGGACGGTTTGGACATTAGTTTTGAACGTATTAAAATTCCGTCCGCCGGCAGCACCGTGTTCGAAATGCCCGGCGAGGATGGCGAACCCGACGCCGTCAAAGAATTTTCGGCGGTCATCTTATATCACCACCCGCTGTTCTGCTACTACAAAACCAAGTATACCGGCGGCAACAATCCGCCCGACTGCGGCAGCTTCGACGGCATTACCGGCGTCGGCGATCCCGGCGGCAATTGCAAAACGTGTCCGCTGAATCAATATGAGACAGCAGAAGAAGGCAAAGGGAAAGCGTGTAAAAACCGCCGCCGTATTTATGTGCTGCGGGAAGGCGAAGTATTCCCGCTTCTGCTGTCTTTACCTACCGGCTCTTTGAAAGAACTCACCAATTATCTCAAGCGGTTGCTCTCCAAAGGGAAAAAGTCAAATGCCTTTGTCACGCGCTTTTCGTTAAAAAAGGCTACAAACAGCGGCGGCGTGGTGTATTCGCAGGCGCAATTCGTTGTCGACCGCCCGCTTACGCCGGAAGAGTACGCTCTTGTGGATAAAATGTCAGAGCAAATCAAGGCGTACAGCCGGAACGTGGCGTTTGAATATGAAAGCGTCGAAGGTGTGCCGGAGATTAACGTCGACCCCGAAACCGGTGAATTAATAGAGCCGCTCGGAGGCGGTTCAGATGTATAGGGCAATTACGGAGCTCGGAGGGGTACGCCAGTACCTCTCCGGCGCGACGGTTATTGCGTTCGACTTTGAAACGGCTCCCGACGAGCCGTACCGCGATGAAGACCGGGCGGCGCTCGATCCGCATAAAGCGCACATCGTTGGCGTCAGTTTTTCGGTATCCGAAGGCAGCGGAATATATGTCCCCATCGCTCACCGCGTAGGCGAAAATATCGGACAATCCGAAATAATGGCGCTCTTCGCCGAGTTTGCCGCTGATAACAACATAGTAAAAGTGGCGCACAATTTATCGTTTGAATCGATGTTTTTGTATAAACACGGCATTGTTTTACAGCCGCCCTGCTATGACACCATCGCGGCGGCACAATTAACGCTCAAAAGCAACACAGGCTTCCGCACCCTTGCCGACAGCGGGCTCAAAACCCTCGCTCCGGAATTGCTGGACACCGAACTGCCGAGCTTTGTCGATGTAACCGGGGGGCTTGGATTTGACGAACTTGACCCCGCCGATACCGAAACTGTCCGCTACGCCTGCGCCGACGCCGATTACACCCTGCGATTGTATCATCTGTTCAATAAGTGGTTTGATAAATGGCTTCCGAAGCACCGCTTCATCATAGAGCGGGTGGAATCCCCGACCGCCGTTTACTGCGGGCTGATGAAGTATAACGGTTTGCTTGCGGATGCCGGACGCATGGAATCCCGCGCCGCCGAGTGTGAGGAACGGCTCGTTAAGTTACGGGAGGACATCGCTTTTATTATCGGCGACGTTAATATCGGCGCTAACGCCTCAACCTCTGCTTTTAAGGAATACCTATATAAAGACCTCGGTTTACCGGTACTGAAGACAACGGCGAAATATCAGGAAGCCGCCGACGATGAGGTCATGGTTCTGCTTGCCGAGTGGTGCGAAAGCAACCGTCCCGAACTCGTGCCGTTGTTCAGGCTTATACAGGATTACCGCCGATGGGGGAAAATCAAGTCCACTTACATTGATGGTTACGCGCAGCATATCAACACCGCTACCGGGCGCATTCACGCCGACCTTTTTCCGTTGGGAACTGAAACGGGACGGTTTGCGGCACGAAAACCCAATCTTCAAAATATGCCCCGCTCCGGCGCTGACGACGTCGGCATCCGTAACTTTTTTATCGCTCCCGAAGGTAAGGTTCTCTTGTCGTTGGACTTTTCACAGATTGAGCTTCGCGTCGGTGCTTTTTATTGCCGCGACGAAAAGATGTTGGAAACCTACCGCACAGGCGGCGACATACACAGCCAAACGGCTGCCGTTATTTACGGCGTGGACAAACACGACAAAGAACAACGTACCATAGCAAAAAACGTGAACTTCGGTACATTCTTCGGATTGTTTCCGCGCGGGCTTCAACGGACGCTGAAATTCAAGGCGGGGTTGAATGTCACGATGGAACAGTGCGAGCGCATTATTTCCAATCTTAAAGCCGGTTATCCGGCGCTTACCCGTTGGCAGGAAGATACAAAAGCACAGGCAGGTACGCGGCGATATACCGAAACATGGCTCGGCAGGCGGCGGTATCTGCCCGATATTGCTTCGCGGGATTGGGGTAAAAAATCATTCGCCGAGCGATGCGCGCTTAATACCCCGATACAAGGAACTGCCGCCGATATTCTCAAACTGGCGCTCTGCAGGATAATTGCCGGGCTTCCCGAACGGCCGTGGCTCCGTCCGTTATTACAAGTCCACGATGAAATAGTCGTAGAAATCCCCGAAAACAAAATACCTGAAGCGGTTATTTTTATTAAATCCTGTATGGAAACACGCCCGTTTACTGATTTCGACGTTTCGATTTTAGCTGAAGCGTCTGTCGGCGTCAGATATGGGAAAATGATGGAGGTCGAATAAATGGAGAGTATCGCAATTAACGCTCGGTTAGGCGATGGAATGCTTCATTTCAGGGGTAAAAATGCTTGTTTGGAAATCCAATCGGCACTGCTTGATTGGATTACCGTCAAGAGGGATATTTGTCTTTTGAAAGGGCTTGATCCGTCTCACATTCAATTTAAGAGTTCGGGGTATACAGGGAGGAAAGATATTTATTATTTTTCAACAAAAGTATCCCCTATTATCACCGAAGTTTACAACGCATCTTTGGACAGCATTTTAGAAGGTTTGACGAAAGAAGACTTAATCATGTGGTATTTGGATGACGGCAGTTATCATATCCGGCACCATACAATGCATCTTTATTGCAATGCACTGACCGACGCGCAAACTGACCTCCTTATTAAGCGGGTTACGGATATATATGGAATCGCTCCGCGCAAATGTACTGACAGAAAAAAAGACGGGCGCTGTTTCCCCTATTTATATTTCCCGCGTTCATTAGTGGAGGTGTTTCGGTTAGATGTAGAGCGATTTTTAACGCGCTATAAAATCAAGAGCTTGTTTTATAAAATCGGCGAAGCGCATCCGCTGCGCTTCCGTAAAATCAAGGAGGGCAAATCATAATGAAAACAGGAAGAACATTACAAGAATTGGCGGCGGAGCTTGACCGTCAGGCGAAATCAAAGCGTGACTTCGTTATATCGACCCAAGCGATGCAAATGGCCGAAAACGCAGAGGTGTTCGACTTATTCCGCCCAACAGGGAGCGGGAATACCCAAGTGGAATCATTCGGCATGACGAATCTGTTTCACCGTCAGCTGGGTACGTCGCTCGGCATTCCCGCGAAGTATTACGACAAGATGAGGACGGAGTTCCCTGAATTGCTGTTAGAAAACGTCAACGGCTGGCTCTGGCAGGAACCGCGGCGCCAGACTCTCCGCACGATGGATGGTACGGCGAGGGCATTCCTATCTGACCGTTACCGCCGCATTGATAATTATGACATCGCAAAGGCGACGCTGCCGGTAATCGGTGAAATGCCCGACGCGAAAGTGGAAAGCTGCGAGGTCACCGAAAATCGGATGTACATCAAGGTGGTCAATCCCCGATTGGAAGCCGAAGTGCAGAAAGGCGACATCGTTCAAGCCGGAATAATGATTTCTAATTCTGAAGTCGGGCTCGGCAGCGTGACCGTCATGCCGCTGGTTTACCGATTGGTATGTCTTAACGGAATGATAGTCAATGACCTCGGGCAGCGGAAATATCATATCGGACGCGAGGTTGAGGAATCGTGGGAACTCTACAGCGACGCAACATTGGAAGCCGAGGACGGCGCTTTTATGATGAAGCTGGCGGACATCGTCCGCACGGCTGTGGATGAGGCGAAGTTCGGAATGGTTGTGGATAAGCTGCGCGAAGCCGCAAATATAAAAATCACCGCTCATGTGCCGGAGGTGGTGGAGCTCGCCGCGAAACAGTACGGTTTCACAAAATCCGAAGAGACCGATATCCTGCAGCATCTTATTTCAGGAGGCGACCTTTCGTTGTACGGGCTTTCGAGCGCCGTTACCCGCGCTTCACAGGATGTGGCGGATTATGACCGCGCCACGGCACTGGAAGGCGCGGGCTGGCAGATTGCCGTCATGCCTCCCGAAATTTGGCAGGCGGTCAACGGGGGTGCGCGGATATGAACACGAACCCAAAGCTCAATGCTTCCGGCTATAAGGATATAACCGCTTTCAAAGCCATAAACAACGTCAGCCGTAAAACAAAAAGTGAATCCGGCGTTAAAACGGAGCCGCAGATGGTATTCATCTGCAGCCCGTTTGCCGGGGACACAAAAGCGAATACTAACAAGGCTTTGCAATATTGCAAATTCGCCGTCAGCAAGGGCAAATTTCCGATAGCTCCGCATTGTTATTTTCCCCTCTTCATGAACGACGGCAACTCCGCGGAGCGGGAACTTGGGATATCTTTCGGCTTGCGGCTTCTATATGATTGCCGGGAATTATGGCTGTTCGGCACCATGTATCCGAGGGGATGAAGCGTGAACTCTTCGCCGCGAAGCGCCGCGGCATCAGAATCCGGCAATTCAACGAAAGCATGGAGGAAATAAGGAATGGTACGGATACTTAAAACATTATTATTCACATTATTTTGCGCGGCGGTGTTCACCGTCGGTTATATCGCAGGAATGTGCGTCAAAGTATTTATGGAGCGCGGCGTTCCTGTAGTAAACGGCGGCGGCGAGTTGATTTTGTTGCTGGTTATTCCCGCCGCCGTATATGCCGGTTACTATATCGGCCGAAAAAACGCAAGGAGGAGGCGGTTTGATGAAAGTTCTGGACATACCGATTGAAGAATTTATTAAATGTTTTTTCGATGCGGGCGAAACCGTGTGCCTGCGGGTATTCGACGACCGCAAAAACGGCGCCGGAGACCAGTCATCTGTTTTTAAGGGCGCGAAGCTGGAATGCGCGGCGGGAAAAATCGGCGGCATGGCGGATACTCTTAAAAAACATAACGCAAAAAATCGCGGCATTTATTTCGTTATCAATCACGGCGGGCATGAAGATGTTGATATAAACCGTGTCAACGCTCAGTTCGTGGAATGCGACAGCTTAAGTATTGAGGAGCAGTTCACTCAGATTGAAGCGTTCCCGCTTCCGCCGTCTCTGATTGTAAAGACGAAAAAATCACTGCACGTTTACTGGCTGATGAAGGACGCGAAGGTTGAAGATTTCCGGCGCGTTCAGAAACGGCTCATAGCGCAATTCAACGGCGATCCCGCCTGCTGTAACCCAAGCCGCGTGTTCCGGCTTCCCGGCTTTTATCATTGCAAGGAAGAGCCGGTCATGGTGGAATGCGTTAAATTCAACCCCGAACTGCGGTACACGCAATCCGAACTCGAAGCGGTTCTGCCGGAAATTCCGAATGAACCGGCCGTAAAAACGCCCGTTCTCAAAGGTTCCCGCAAAGGGCTGACGCTGGTCGGGAAACGCTGCCTCTTTATTCAGCATTGTAAAGATAACGCAAAAACCCTGCCGGAACATGACTGGTACGGCATGATTACAAACTTATCTGTTTTTGAGGACGGTGACAAAGCCGTTCACGCGCTTTCTAAACCTTATCCGAAGTACGATTATAATGAGACGCAGTCTAAAATCGCCCACTTCCTCGAATCCGGGACGAAGCCTATGACGTGCGCTGTCATTGCGGAAAAAGGTTATAAATGCCCGAAACTGGAAGACGGCGGCTGTGATTGTAAGGCTCCCGCCGCGCTGTGCTACAAACCCATGACGACGGAGGAACTTTTGATTGTTTTGAATTCCTTTGAAATACCCGGCGCCGCTATAGAAAAAATCAAAATAATCAAAGAGTTCATACAGGATTATCTGTACAACGTGGAGCCGGTCATCGCCGAGACGATTATCAATCACGAGGTCAAGTCCCGTTTCGGTTTTAAGGCGGGCGACATTTCCCCGCTTATCAGGATGCACCGCGAGGCGTATAAAAAATACGCCGACAGCAAGGAAACACGGCGTGAAACCGAGGATGCGGATTTTCCCGATTGGTATGAGCCGACCGAACGCGGCGGCCTGCGTTTTATTCCCGGATTGCTGGCAAATCACATGGCGCGGAATGTGGAAGCGTTCTACGGAGCCGGCAGTTATTTCTTTTACGAGTACGGCGTGTACAACGCGCAGGAGGATTTGGCGGCGCAGGCAAAGGCGCGGGAATTCCTGATTGCCCGCTACGCGACCATGACGGCTATCACCGATACCGTCGGGCAATGGCGGATGCAGATACGGAAAGCCGTGCGTGAAATCAATTGCAACCCGTTCATCGTCAATGTGAAAAACGGGTTGTATAACGTGCTGGAGAGCAGCTTTAAACAGCATACACCGGATTATTATTCGACTGTGCAGATTAACGCGACCTACGATCCGACCGCGAAGTGTCCGCAGTTCCTCAGTTTTTTGAAAAGCGTACTGCGAAACGAGGAAATATATCTGCTGCAGGAGATTTTCGGATACCTGATGATTCCCGTAAATAAAGCGCAGAAGTCCTTCGTCTTCGTTGGCGCGCCCAACGCCGGAAAAAGCACGTTGCTGTCGGTAGCGCAGGAAATATTACTCGGCAGCGAAAACGTGTCAAACATTCCGTGGCAAAGCCTCGGCGACCGTTTCAACAAAGCGGAGCTTTTCGGCAAACTGGCTAATATATTCGCCGATCTTCCGTCAAAAGCCATAGACGACGGCGGGATGTTCAAATCGCTCACCGGCGAGGATTATATAACGGCCGAGCGTAAAAACAAAGACCCGTTCAGCTTCCGTCCGTATGCGCGGCTCCTGTTTTCCTGTAACGAAATACCGAAAAACTACACCGACCGCTCGGACGGATTTTACAGGCGGCTGATTATAATCCGCTTCGATAAATCGGTGCCGCGAAATAAACGCGACCCCAACCTTCGTGAAAAAATAGCCGTAGAGCGCGATGGTATCTTTATGTGGGCGCTGAGCGGACTCAAGCGGCTCATGGAAAACAGCTATTTATTCACCGAAACCGAGCGGACGGCCGCTGAAATTCAACGGTACAAGGTTGAAAGTAACAGCGCGCTGATGTTCCTTGAAGAATGCTGCGAGGTCAAAGAAGGCGCGGAGTGCGTCCGCGAGCAGTTATTTGAGCGTTACAGGGATTATTGCGGCAAAAACGGGCTGAAACCGTTGTCGCAGACCAATTTCAACAGAGACGTGGAAGCGTCGGACGAGCGGATTAAACGCGCCGCCGATAAAATCGGAAAACGGCGTACATGGCGCGGTTTACAAATAAACGATTAATTTTTTGACGGGTTTGACGGGTTTTTTCTATTCCTTGCGCATATAGACCAAAAGGGTAAAGGGGCATTAAAAAAAGTAAATAATATATAAAGAGTGTGGAATACCCGTAAAAGCCGTAAAATTTCGAGGGGTATGTTTATGACAGAGAAAGACATAACCGCCGCGATTATGCGGCACTTAAAGACCGTCCCCGGCTGCTTTGCTTGGAAAGAGCATGGCGGGATGTACGGGACGGCCGGCTTGCCGGACATCATCGTTTGCTATCGCGGGCGCTTCGTAGCGTTCGAGGTAAAAACGCCGTCGGGCAAGCTGACAAAGCTGCAAGAAATAACGCTGACGAAAATCAAAGCCGCTAAGGGCGAAGCCTTCAAAGTAACAAGCGTCGAGGATGTTAAATCAATTCTTGATTCCTTGGAGGTAAAACCTTATGACGATAGCTTGGGTATATCTTGATAAAAAAACAGCGGCAGCGGACGCGCTGAAGGATTATTCCGGTATGGAATTCATAATCAAAAACCACCGCGACGATATGGAGGATGCGCAGTTGAAGCTGACCGCGCTCCCCTCGGCTTCCGTTACACGGGTTTTCAAGCAAATGAACCCGAAAGCAGGCGAAGCCCGTCTTGCGGCGACCATTGACGAAATCGACGTTCTCAAAGAACGCTACCGCAGGGCGTTGGAGTACATGGAGTGGTTTCAGCCGGCATGGGATACGCTGACGGAAGACGACCGTTTTATACTTTCCGAATTTTACTGGGAGTATGAAAAAAAACAGATTGACGCCATCGGCAATATCTGCGACCGATTCCACATTGAACGTTCATCCGCTTACAACAAGAAAAACCGCGCGCTGGCAAAACTGGCTCTTCTGCTTTACGGCCGGTGAGTAAAAACGCGGACGATTTTTGCTTTTGAACGTGATATACTGGTAACATGAAAAAATAATATAAACCGAGAAGCCTTTGGAGCAGCCTGCTCCGAGGGCTTTTTGATTTACGCTGGAGGTGTTTTCTATCCCAAGGAAACCAAAACGTCCGTGTTCCGCGCCCGGCTGTCCAAAGCTGACGGACGGGCGCTTTTGTGAGGAACACGCCAAGCAGGAAGCGGCGCGGTACGAGAAGTACGACCGCGACCCCGATACACGCAAACGGTACGGCAGGACGTGGAAGCGTATCCGTGACCGTTACATCGCCGCGCACCCGTTGTGCGAACGGTGCGGGAAAGACGGTAAACTAACGCCCGCCGTTGAAGTCCACCACATAACGCCGCTCTCCAAAGGCGGAACACACGCTGCGGATAACTTGATGGCATTGTGTACGCCGTGCCATTCCGAGATTACTGCGCGTGACGGCGGCCGCTGGAAAAGGCGGGAGGGGCGGTCAGAATCTCTGTGAGTTTCGCGCCGTGCAACGGGCATGGGGGCAAACGCGAAAAATCGCAAATTCAAAGGTTTTTTGAATTCGGCGCGAAATCAAAGGTACATTACTGTGTTTAAGGCGTTTATTTATCAAGGCTTTTACTGTTGAAATCAAACGCGGGTATTGAAATAAATCAAAGAACCGTGTTTTTCAAAGAAATCAAAAATTCAAAAAGAGAGGGGTGTTCGCCATGCCGAGGGGCGGAGCCAGACCGGGCGCGGGACGCAAAAAGAAGCCGCTGGCTGAGAAAATTCTTGAGGGAAATCCCGGCAGGCGTCCTCTCAAGGTCGTGGAGTTTTACGGGGTTCCGGCGGAGGGCGCGCTCACGCCGCCGGAGTTTTTGAAAATAGCGTCGAAAGAAACGGCGGATAATTACCCAACCGCCGACCGGATTTATACGCAGGTTTCCGAGTGGCTGCAGACCACCGGCGTGGCGCATCTCATCAGCCCGACGCTGATTGAGGATTTTTGCATAAACCGCCGCGCGTTTTTCGAATGCGAGTATATGAATAAGCGTATGGGCAGAATCGCCGGGGGAAAACGCTCTCCGTATGTTGACATGGCGGTTCAATATGCCGGTTTAATGCGAACGGCTTGGGACAGGATTTGGAGCATCGTTTCGCAAAACAGTGAAAAATTGTTTGACAGCAGCCGCTCCAATGGCGAGGACGTAATGGAGCGGCTGTTGTCGGCGAGAAAAGGCATGTAAACAAATTATTTCAAGTTTACATACCCGAAATGATATTGGCTGTTATTTATAACTTGCTGTAAATCCATGCCCGACGAGGTTATTTGAAACAATTGTGCTTTAAGCGTTGATTCGGGTTTCAAATCTTCTATTTTAATCCAAATCCGCGCTGTTTCACCGTGCCATGCCGCGGGGAAATCATTGGTTGATAAACTCTGCGGGTTCGTGAATGATTGAATTTCCAAAACATTGGCTCTGTATGCGATGTCGTTATTGCCGCCGGCTGCTCTTCCAATAGCAAAAAGAATTGTGATTTTTTCACCGAGGTTTATCGCTCTGTTGTACGCCGCCACACGCTTCGGGGACATTCCGTAATAAAGAGCCTGCGTTGAAAACCATGTAAATCCTCTCGCTGCTTGGTCTGCGATGTATAGTTGAATAGTTTCGTGTCCGTTATACTCGTTGCCTTGATTATCGCATGAGGTTGCCAGCTTCATGAAGATAAAGCTCTCATTAGTTATATTTACATCATCAACATCACGGTCGGCTAACATTTGCCGTACTGACTCGATATTTAAATATTTCCGTTTTAACTCAAGGTAGAGTTCCTCGTTTTTGGCAATCATGTACATTTCCAGCATGTCATTGAGCGCTACTGTTTTCGTTAATTCAAGACGAAAAACAAATTCGTCAAACATTTGCTGGACGGTTTCATGGGCGTTAATGGTCATGTAATTTTTTCTTGGCATAAGAATTACCTCTTTTCAATTAATGTTTGTACTACTTCGCCAGTAGACATTTATATTGTACTACCTTTCCGATAGACTGTCAAGAGGTTTTTGAAAAAAATTTTTATTTTTTCGGAGGTTTAATGTGAACATTCAAAAAATACCGGTGGATAGGCTTAATCCTGCGGCATACAATCCGCGCAGGGACTTGAAACTCGGCGACAAGGAGTACGAAAAGCTCAAACGCTCCATTACCGAATTCGGCTATGTGGAGCCGGTTATTTGGAACGAGCGCACAGGCAATATTGTAGGCGGTCACCAGCGTTTCAAGGTGCTACGAGATTTGGGACAAGCCGAAATTGACTGTGTGGTTGTGGATTTAGACGAGAACCGCGAAAAAGCTCTTAATATCGCTTTGAATAAAATTCAGGGTGAATGGGACGAGGTAAAATTATCTGAGTTGTTCGCGGGCTTTGACCTTGCCGATTTCGACGCTTCGCTTACCGGCTTCGACATGGACGAGATTGAGGCTATGCTCGACGGTTATTATTCCAAACAATGCGTACAGGACGATTTTGACGAGGAAAAAGCCAAGAAGGACGTCGAGGAAAACGGCGGCGCGTTTACGCAGACTGGCGATATATGGCTGCTCGGCACCCATCGTTTAATGTGCGGCGATTCCACAAATGCAGCCGATTTTGAAAAACTGATGCAAAAACAAAAAGCGCATCTTTGCGTCACCTCGCCGCCTTACGCCGTGGGTAAGGAATACGAATCGGGTAGCCTTGACGACTGGTTCGCCACAATGAACCCCGCCATAAAGAATATCTGCCGTAACGCGGACGTGGTCTGTTATAACATTGGCGACAAATTCAACACAGGCGGTCAGTTCATCGAACCGACTTTCGCCTACTCGGTTCAAATATTCGCCGACAACGGTTTCCGCCCCCTTTGGGTACGGATATGGGATAAAAAGAGACAGGCATTGTCTACGCAGGCACCATACCACCTCGCCACGGCAAAACCAATCGGAGACGCGGAGTATATTGCGGCTTTCGCCAATTCCGATGCCGCCGAAAGCGAGAACGAGGAAGCGGATATCAGCGAACACACTTTTATCACAGCATTTTCTAACAACAATTATAAATTTGTGAAGCGGCTCTCCAAGCAAGAACGTCGAGAATGGGGATATAGTTCCATGTGGCGGATTATTTCCGTACAAGGGAAATCCGGCAAGAATAACCACCGCGCCACTTTTCCCGTGGAGTTGCCGTGGCGGTGTATCAAAATGCACAGTGATAAAGGCAATATCATTTTAGAGCCGTTTTCCGGAACGTTTACAACGGGTATCGCCTGCGAACAGACCGAACGGGTCTGTTATGCGATGGAAAAATCCGAAACCTACTGCGACATGGCGGTGCGGCGATTCGCCGCATTCATGCCGGATGCGGAAATATATCTCGTGCGCGGGGACGATACCATTCCGCTTACCGAAACGGGGGTGAAACTGTGAGTACAAAAATCACGACAGAACGCTTTGAAAAAGTGGATATTGAAAAGCTCGTGCCATACGCGAAGAATGCACGGACACACAGTAAGGAACAAATTATGCAATTACAGGCGAGCCTGCGCGAATTCGGTTTCGTTTCCCCGATTATCATATCGGGCGATTATTCCATTATCGCGGGACATGGGCGGGTGCTTGCGGCGAAAGCCGAGGGTTACTCCGAAGTACCATGCGTGTTTGCAGAACATCTCACCGAAGCGCAGCGCAAAGCGTATATCATCGCGGACAATAAACTGGCGCTTAACGCCGGATGGGACGCGGAGCTTCTCGCTCTGGAATTCGGCGAATTAAAGTCGATGGGTTTCGACGCCGAATTGACTGGTTTTTCGATGGACGATGTCGAGAAGCTGTTTGCCGAAAGCGAAAAATCTGAAGCCAAAGAAGACGATTTTAATATCGACAAGGCGGCCGCCGAGCCGCCTTTCATTATGCTTGGGGACTTATGGACACTTGGCCGGCACAGGCTTTTTTGCGGCGATGCTACAAAAGCCGAAGACATTGCCCAACTCATGGACGGCAAAAAGGCGAACTTGCTTCTGACCGATCCCCCGTATGGCGTTTCATACGAGGGCAAGGCAGGTAAAATCGCCAACGACGATTTACGCGGCGAGGAATTTTATAATTTCCTGTTTGCATCTTTCGCCGTCGCCGAAACCGTTCTGGACGACGACGCGAGCGCGTACATCTTCCACGCGGACACACAGGGCGAAAATTTCCGCAGGGCGTTCCGCGAGGCGGGTTTCAAGCTGTCCGGCGTGTGCCAGTGGGTTAAACCGTCGCTGGTGCTTGGGCGTTCGCCATATCAATGGCAGAATGAGCCGGTGCTTTTCGGTTGGAAAGCGAAGGGAAAACATAAATGGTATACTGGACGTGCCGAAACGACTATATGGAATTTCGACAAACCTAAAAAGAATGAGCACCATCCGACAACAAAGCCTGTCCCGCTTCTCGCTTACCCCATAAAAAACAGCACCGCGCCGAATGCTATAGTGCTGGATAGTTTTTGCGGCAGCGGTTCGACGCTAATTGCCTGTGAACAAACCGACAGAATTTGTTTTTGTTTGGAGCTCGATCCGAAATATGCAGGCGTTATCGTGAAGCGTTACATCGAAGCGGTCGGCGGCACGGAGGGAGTGAAAGTCGAACGGGACGGAGAAACGCTGTCTTTTGCGGAGGTGGTTACCGATGGATAAAAAACTCACGCTCGGCTCTCTCTTCGACGGCTCCGGCGGTTTTCCGTTCGGAGCCGTTTTAACGGGAATTGAGCCGCTTTGGGCTTCGGAAGTGGAGCCGTTCCCGATTCGCGTTACGACAAAGCGGCTTCCTAAAGTAAAACATTATGGTGATATAAATAAAATAGACGGTTCTCAAATCCCGCCTGTGGACATAATCACAGCGGGTTTTTGCTGTCAAGACCTCAGTGTCGCCGGCAAACGCGCGGGACTACGCGGGGAGCGGTCGGGCTTGTTTTTTCAAATCATCCGCATCATCAATGAAATGCGCAACGCTACGAATAACGAATACCCGTCGTTTGCCGTACTGGAAAACGTACCGGGTTTATATTCAAGTAACAAAGGTTTAGATTTTTTGGAGGTACTCAATGAGCTTATCCAAATCAAAAACGAAACCCTGTCAATACCTATGCCTGAAACGGGTAAATGGTCTACCGCAGGTGAAATCGTGGGAGACGGTATCTCAATCGGCTGGCGGACGCTTGACGCTCAATTTTGGGGAGTCGCCCAGCGCCGCCGCCGTTGTTACATTGTCGTCGATTTTACAGGCGAACGTGCCGGAAAAATATTATTTGACGAAACGCGCCTGCGAGGGAATCCTCCGCAGGGCTGCTTCGCGCGGCAAGCAACTGCCGGAACTTCTGCGGATAGCGTTGGAATCGCAGTCAATGTCTTGAACGATCAAGGCGGCGGCTTTATGGATTTATCAGAAAATATAACTGGTACGTTGCGGTCGCAGGAACACGGGCATCAGCCGATTGTTTTCGAACCGGGCGCGATGCTTCGGCTCGGCGGTCATTGCTGGGAAGGCGAACCTACCGGCGCGCTCCGCGCCGACATGGGAGATAACCGTCTGGCGGTAGCGATTCCCATCAACACGCAAGTCGGGCTCCGTAACCACAAAGACGGCGACGGTACGGGGCTTGGCGTCGGCGATGAGGGTGATCCCGCTTATACTTTGCAATCGGCACATCCCCACGCGGTCGCCATTGAAAACCACCCCGCCGACAGCCGTATAAAATTCTGTGAAGACGGTGTGGTGCAAACCCTCTCCGAGCGGATGGGAACCGGGGGCGGGAACGTCCCCCTCGTTATGAACGAACGGCAATACGCGCTGACGGTCGGCGAGGATGTAGCAAATACGCTCACCGGCACCGATTTCAAGGGTACGCAGTGCGTATTCGAGCCGAAAACCCTCAAAATCCGCTCCGGTTGCGAGGGCGGAGGCAAAGGTGCGCTTATTCAAGATAATAAATCAGCCACGCTTTCATGCAATAACGACCAAACCGTTTTTGTACCAAAAGCGGCGGCGTTTATGGGAGGTCAGAGTGCTGATGCGGGAAGCATCGCGTACAGCGAAGATGTCTTTCCGACTATTCGCGGACAAGCGGGCGGTAATTCTGTACCGATGGTCATGGCTGCTTACGGAATCTGTTCCCAAGCGTCGAACTCCATGAATTCGGATAATCCTCACAGCGGCATATATGAAGCGGATACCGCGCGGACGCTCGACAGCGGCGGCGGTCGCCCCGATTGTAATCAAGGCGGCATCGCTGTAGTGTTCGATGGCAAACAAATCACGTCCAAAGCCAACCGCAGCAATCCGCAGCCGGGTTCGCCGTGCCATACACTGGCTTCGGGCAGCGCCGACAGCGCGGTGTGCGTACAGGGCTCCATGATCGGACGCGCCGACAAGAACGGCCCGCAAGGGAGCGGCGTTAACGAGGATGTGGCTTTTACTCTCACCGAAGTTGACCGCCATGCCGTTTGTTATCAAGACAAAGTTGGCGCGCTTTGCGCTTCGGATCACAAGTTTCCACAACAGCAGCAGATAAACGAAGGCAAAGCCGTAGTTGAAAAAATTACGATGGAAAACCATCAGCATAGCGGTTACCGTGAAGCCAATGTCGCGGGGACGCTCAAAAAAGCGGGCGGAACAAACGGCGGCGGCAGCGAGAATATGGTGGTTGAGAAAAATGTGGCGTCGTTTTATCCGCAAATGAAAGCAGAATCTATCTGTTATCGTGAGAACCGCGAAGCGAACACGCTGGTGAACGGTACAAATCCCGGTTTTCAAAACGGCATAGTCGCTCCTGACGAAAACCGATATGTCGTTCGCCGCTTAACTCCCGTGGAATGCGCTTTGCTGCAGGGCTTCCCTCTTGATTGGTGCGCCGGGCTTGGAACGTCGGAGCCGACCGAGGAAGATATTGCTTTCTGGGCAGAGGTTTGGGAAACGCACCGTATTATAATAGGTACATCTTCCAAGCCGAAAAGCCGGAATCAAATTATAAAGTGGCTTCGAAATCCGCATTCCGACGCCGCCGAATATAAAATGTGGGGTAACGGCGTCGCCCTGCCTTGCGTTGTTTTTGTACTTAGCGGCATTGTGTCATGTACACAAGGATAACGCCTCATTTTTTCATAATATTCGGTACATTTATTATCTTATATGACCTTGCTATTTATTAATTTGTACGCGAATATGTAAGTACCGAAAGGGCGGAAACCCTCGGAAATTAATGAAAAATGGAGGAAACGAACATGAAAATCAACTACAACGTAACAGGCGCGGAGCGCAAATCGCTGGTGGCTGCTATCAGCCAAGAATTGAATGCTCCGGCAAAGTACCTCGGAATGCCGTCGGCGGCATACGAAGTCGGTGAGTACACCGTCACGAAAACAGGAGAACTTATCGGAGAGGACAATCGTGAATTGGTCTCTGATCTCAACGGATTGCACAGTTTCGCAGCGGTCAGCGAAGAATACGATGCACCGCTGTCTGAAACTGAGGAAATCTCGGTTTTCGAGAATTTAAACCTCACCGAACGCGAGGAATTAGGGCTTGGGCGGGAACGCCGCGACCCTATTGGCGAGGACGGAATGCAATCAAGCGATGTACCCGAAACCGACAGCTTTATAGTCGACCTCCCCATAGGCACACTCAACTCCGCACAGCTTGAGAATCTCGAAAAGCTCATCGCCAGTAAAGCCGGTCTCATAAAAAGAGCGGTCGGAGCTTACGACCTTTCGGTCATCCAAACCGAAGACGGTAAATTGCGTTTTGCTTGGTTCCCCTACACGGAGGATGCCGACGAGGTCAATGCTTACTCCACGCTGGTGCTTCAGCTTTGCAAAGCGGCGAAGGAGCAGAAGCGGGTCACTGCCAAAGAAAAACCGGTCGACAATGAAAAATTCGCTTTCCGCGTTTTCCTCATCAAGCTCGGCTTCGTGGGTGATGAATACAAAACCGATAGGAAAATCCTGCTACGCAACCTCACCGGAAACGCTGCGTTCAAAAACGGCGCACCTCCGAAAAAGGAGGAAACCGCCGATGAATAAGGTTATTTCCCAGACAGCCCTTGAAGCACGGCGGGAAAAGTATGCCCTTGGTACACGGGTGGAGCTTGTTATTATGACCGACCCCTATACCACACTTAAACCCGGCGACCGGGGGGTGGTCGACCATGTGGACGACATCGGTACGGTTTTTGTGAATTGGGATAACGGCTCCACCCTCGGAGCAGCCTACGACGCGGACGAAATTAAGATTGTGCCGCCGCCCATGAGCGACGTGGTTCGGGAACAGATACTGGCGGTGCGGGCAACGGGCAAAACAAATATGTTTGATGTAAAGGCGGTTTTTGAACTTGCGATGCAAATGGGTTTCCATGAATTGGCGGACTTTATCTTCATAGATACAAGAGCCTACAGCCATTTCATTCTGACCGGCGAAAGAGTGTAATATACACAATTCACAGGGCAAATATGAGTTAAAAGATTGTGTACTTTATGCCGAAAAAATAGCGAAAAATGACTTGCTATATCCCCGAATCTACGCGAATATGTGTAATACCGAAAGGTACACAAATTACGCGTGAAAGGGGATAAAAGCAATGTTTAACAGAAAATTTGGAATCGAAATCGAGTTTACGGGAATCACAAGAAGCCAAGCGGCAAAGGTAGCCGCTGAATACTTAGGAGGCACGGTCACAAGCGCCGGCGACTACTACGACACCCAAAAGGTAACGGCACGGGACGGCAGGGTTTGGAAATTCATGAGCGACGCATCCATCGACTGCCGCCGCAAACAAAACCGCCAAAAAGTAGGGGCAGGCAGAGAGTACAGCGTGGAGCTGGTCAGCCCCATCCTAACCTACCGCGAGGACATAGACGCCCTGCAGGAACTGGTCAGGCTGCTTCGCAAGGCCGGCGCTTTCGCAAACAACTCCTGCGGAATCCACATCCACCTCGACGGTGCGCCGCACACGCCGAAAAGCATCCGCAACTTCGTAAACATCATCGCAAGTAAGAATGACCTTTTCTACAAGGCGCTCCAAATCGCGCCGGAGCGGATGAGGTATTGCAAAAAAATGGACACCTACTTGGTGGACAGGATGAACCGCCGCAAACCCAAGACCATGCGGGCGATTGAGGAAATTTGGTACGAGGGTTACAGCGCCAGCCGCAATCAGCACTACCACGACAGCAGATACCACTTCCTCAACCTCCACAGCTTTTTCACGGGAAACCGCACGGTTGAGTTACGGGGCTTCAACGCCGCCGACGATAATGGTAACCTCCACGCGGGCAAGGTTCGAAGCTACATCGTGCTTGCACTCGCCCTCAACAATCAGGCGCTCACCCAAAGGAGCGCGTCGGCACGGAAACCGCAAACCGAAAACGAAAAATTCGCTATGAGGACATACCTCAACCGCATCGGCTTCATCGGTGAGGAATTCGCAAACTGCCGTGAACACTTAACCGCTCATCTTGACGGATCGGCGGCTTGGCGATTTCGGACAGCCGCTTGAACTGTCCGTACCCCAAAAAATGAAAAAGGAGAGTAACGAAAATGTCTAAAGGAAACAAATTGTATATCGCATACGGTTCTAATATGAACCTCGAACAAATGGCAAACCGCTGCCCCACTGCGGCGGTGGTTGGCGCAAGCGAAATGAAGGACTACCGATTGTTGTTCAGAGGCGGACACGCCCACGCTGTGGCGACCGTGGAGCCGCACAAAGGGGGAGCAGTCCCGGTATTGGTATGGGAGATTACCCCCGCAGATGAAGCGTCACTCGACCGCTACGAGGGCTTCCCGTGGCTCTACCGCAAAGAAACCGTCAAGGTCAAATTAGATGGGAAAACTATCAGCGTGATGGTTTATATTATGAACGGGGATGATGCTGCGGAAGGCTACCGACCACTCGGACGCCCAAGCGTTTACTATTATTCCACTATCCTCGAAGGGTACAAATCGGCAGGCTTTGATATTGAAATATTGCGGAAAGCCACCACCGACTCTGTGGAAATCGAGGAACCCGCCGCTGACGAACCGTTATAATATACACAATTGCGGCGGATATGCTTTGAAGATGTTTGTTACATTTATTATCGGAAAATGACTTGCTATTTATCGAAATGTACGCGAATATGTGTATAGCGGAGGAGGAAATCACCGCGAAATCAAGAAAACGGAGGATATGAAAATGGCAAACAAGAATTTGAAAAAAGCACTGGCGGCATCACAGGAACAGGCACTCGGCAGGTTCATGGAGCAGATTGGTGAAATCAACGAGCGGCTTGCGGAACTCCAAGCGTTCGCCGATGAACACATGGGCTTCAACCCGGATGACATTAATTGGGGACACGTTGGAACAGCCGGATTCTTCATTGAAAGGCTTACCGAACTGACAGATTGCGCTTACAAGCGCGGCGAATATGCGGAATAGGAGGGTATCGGGATGAACAAGAAAAACATGAAGCAAATTCAAGAACAATTACCCAAAGGAGCGCAAATATTACGGTCTTACAAATCTTTCGAGGGTGACATTCGCGTTATAGTTAGGCTGCCCGGCGAAAAAACCGAAACACGCTACACAGTCAAATGGGACTATGAAAACGACTTCCCGCGTATTGAGTTAATGCCGTAGGGTATACATTAATTACGAAAACAACAGAGGACGGCCCGTTGGGGCTGTTCCTCATATAATATAAATTACAACGGTCGCTGTAACGCACAATTACAGCGTTTTTATTTGAAAAAGATTGTGCGCTATATTTAACCGATATGACTTGCTAATTTTTGCTTTTAGAGTGATATATAGTAATGGCGTCTCCGCTCCAGCGCGGCGGCGCACATTATTAAAATAAGGAGATTTTGCCATGCAACACACAAACAGAGAACTGGTGAAACTGTGGGGGAACGGCGAAAAGAGGCGTGAGTTTTTGACAAACTACAAAGATTGGGGTGTTTGGCTGACCGTGCCGGAACTTGGGCAGACGTATTACAAATACGAACTGCCGGAGAGCGGCCGTATTCTGGCGATGGAGTATCGGCGCAACAATCCATATCCGCTCGCCGACGAAGAGAAAGTGCAAACCATCACAATTTATTATCTGTGGGATGGAGAGCATTTCATTCCGAACTCTGCAAGCGAGTACACAATCACAGACCGTTTGAAAAATTTGAAAACAACGATGCAAAAGGAAATCCGTGCATCCGAATCCGAAGCATCCGAGTGAAAATCCGCTTCAACCACAAGTGAAAAACCGCTGTAAAATACACAATTACGGCGGCTTTTCTGATATTGTCTGTTCCTCGTACAAATAGATTGTGATGGACTTCCGCGGAGGTCTTTTTATTTTGCGCCGAAAGGAGGACAACCGCCGTGAGGACGCTAAAAAAATACTCACCAACAAAATATAGGGCTGACGGCTCGGTATACGACAAAACCGCCGCCGACAACGCCGTTGCCTTTATCAACTGCCTTAAACATACCAAAGGCGAGTGGTACGGGATGCCGTTTGAGCTCATCGACTGGCAGGAACAAATTATCCGCGATGTATTCGGCATATTAAAACCAAACGGCTGCCGCCAATTCAACACGGCGTATATTGAGATTCCCAAAAAGCAAGGCAAGTCCGAGCTTGCCGCTGCCGTCGCGCTGCTTCTGACCTGCGGCGATTTCGAGCATGGCGGCGAGATATACGGCTGCGCTTCCGACCGCCAACAGGCGAGCATTGTGTTTGACGTAGCGGTGCAAATGGTGGAACAATGCCCTGCGCTCAAAAACCGATGCAAACTGATGATTTCAAATAAACGCATAGTGTATAAACCGCTCGGTTCTTTTTATCAGGTACTCTCGGCGGAGGCATACACAAAACACGGTTTGAACGTTCACGGCGTGGTTTTCGATGAGCTTCACAGCCAACCCGACAGAAAATTGTTTGACGTTATGACTCACGGTTCCGGCGACGCCCGTAAGCAGCCGTTGTATTTTCTCATCACTACGTCCGGGTCTGATACAAAAAGCATTTGCTACGAGCAGCACCAAAAGGCAAGGGACATTCTCGAAGGCAGGAAAGCCGACAACTCTTTTTATCCGCTTATCTACGGTGCTGACGATAATGAGGACTGGACGAGCGAAGCGGTATGGCGTAAAGCCAATCCGTCTATCGGCATAACGGTAGATATTGAAAAAATCCGCGCAGCCTGCGAATCGGCGCGTCAAAATCCCGCTGAAGAAAATCTGTTCCGGCAATTACGGCTGAATCAATGGGTAAAACAATCCATCCGCTGGATGCCGATGGAAAAGTGGGATAAATGCAACTTTATTGTGGATGCGGAGGCTCTCAAAGGGCGCGTTTGCTACGGCGGGCTTGATTTATCTTCCACCATTGACGTCACGGCGTTCGTGCTTGTGTTCCCGCCTTTTGATGATGAAGATAAATATTCCGTTCTTCCATTTTTCTGGCTCCCGGAAGACAGCCTTCCGCTGCGTGTCCGGCGTGACCATGTCCAGTACGACGTTTGGGAAAAGCAGGGATATATAAAAACAACAGACGGAAACGTCGTCCATTACGGTTTTATAGAGAGCTTCATTGAGGAACTCGGCACGAAATATGACATTCGTGAAATCGCCTTTGACAGATGGGGCGCGGTGCAAATGACGCAGAACCTTGAGGGCTTGGGTTTTACAGTCGTTCCGTTCGGACAGGGTTTCGCTTCTATGTCGCCGCCGACAAAGGAGTTAATGAAGCTGACATTAGAGGAAAAGCTCGCCCATAGCGGGCATCCTGTACTTCGGTGGATGATGGACAATATATTTATCCGCACCGACCCGGCGGGTAATATCAAGCCGGACAAAGAAAAAAGTACCGAAAAGATTGACGGGGCCGTGGCGCTTATTATGGCGCTCGATCGCGCCATCCGCTGCGGCGGACAAATAAGCGGCAGCGTCTACGAAGAGAGGGGGTTGTTGATATTATGAGCATATTTTCAGGATTATTCCGGTCAAGAAATAAGCCGAATAATAAAATCGGAGGAGCGTTCAGTTTTCTTTTCGGCGGCACCTCTTCAGGCAAAACAGTCAACGAGCGCACAGCAATGCAAACTACGGCGGTGTACGCCTGCGTTCGAATACTCGCCGAATCGCTCGCCGGACTTCCGCTTCACATCTTTTGTTATAAAGACGACGGCGGCACAGGCAAAGTGGCGAACCATCCGCTTTACAGTCTGCTGCACTACGAACCAAACCATGAGATGACTTCATTTGTGTTCCGCGAAACACTAATGAGTCATCTTTTATTATGGGGCAACGCTTACGCTCAAATCATCCGTGACGGCAGAGGCCGCGCTCTTTCCCTGTATCCGCTTCTTCCGAACAAGATGGCGGTAGACCGCACGGCGAACGGTGAAATTGTATACACCTACCGCAGAGAATTCGGCGAAAGCGACGTTACTCTGCGAAAAGATGAAGTGCTGCACATTCCCGGTCTCGGTTTCGACGGACTGGTCGGCTATTCGCCGATAGCGATGGCGAAAAACGCCATCGGCATGGCTCTCGCCACAGAAGAATACGGAGCGACGTTTTTCGCCAACGGCGCGAATCCGGGCGGAGTGCTGGAACATCCCGGCGTGGTCAAAGATGTCCAGCGTGTTAAAGATAGCTGGAACACTGCCTATCAAGGCAGTAAAAACGCTCACCGCGTGGCGGTGCTTGAGGAAGGAATGCACTATAAACAGGTCGGCATTCCGCCTGAACAGGCGCAATTTCTCGAAACCCGTAAATTCCAGTTAAATGAAATCGCCCGTATTTTCCGGGTGCCGCCGCACATGATCGGGGATTTGGAAAAATCCAGTTTCAATAACATCGAACAGCAATCCATCGAGTTCGTTAAATATACTTTAAATCCGTGGGTCGTCCGCTGGGAACAGGCTTTGCAACAATCGCTTCTGCTGCCGTCTGAAAAATCCACGTTATTTATAAAGATGAATGTGGACGGCTTGATGCGCGGTGATTATGTGAAAAGAATGAACGGTTACTCGGTCGGGCGTCAAAACGGCTGGCTGTCGTCCAACGATATCCGCGAACTGGAAAATATGAACCGAATTCCCGCCGAGGAAGGAGGCGATTTGTATCTCGTCAACGGCAACATGCTCCCGCTGAAGGACGCGGGCGCTGCATACAAATCAAAGAAAACGGAGGAAACTACATGAAAAAATTCTGGAACTGGGTGCGTGACGAAACGGGCGGCGGCCGCACCCTCTATCTCAACGGCCCCATCGCTGAAGAAACGTGGTGGGGTGACGAGGTGACGCCCGCGGCATTCAAGGAAGAACTGCTTTCGGGCAGCGGATCTGTTACGGTTTGGATTAACAGTCCGGGCGGAGACGTATTCGCGGCGGCGCAAATTTACAATATGCTGATGGATTATGCCGGCGAAGTCACCGTAAAAATTGACGGCGTCGCAGCATCGGCTGCATCGGTCATCGCTATGGCGGGCGGCGAGGTGTATGTGTCGCCGGTCAGTATGCTGATGATTCATAATCCCGCGACAATCGCATGGGGCGATTCAGAAGAAATGCTCCGCGCAAAAGCTCTGCTGGACGAAGTCAAAGAATCCATTATCAACGCATATGAAATAAAAACAGGATTGTCCCGTACAAAGCTGTCGCGTCTGATGGACGCCGAAACATGGATGAACGCGCACAAAGCGGTGGAACTTGGATTCGCCGATAAGGTTATGTTTATCGACGGCGATACTCCAACCGGCGCGGAACCGACTGTCATAGTCAACGCCGCAAGCGCCGGAATGATATTCAACCGCGCGGCGGTCACAAATTCTCTGCTTGGGAAAATACCTAAACCAAAAGCCGCGGAGCCTTCGAAAAATACTGAACCACAGGAACCCGAAAAACCCGCAGGAACCCCGATTGAGTCGCTGTACAAGCGGCTTTCTTTATTATCCCATTAAAATTTATATAGGAGGACTATCACAATGAGTAAAATTCTTGAACTGCGCGAAAAACGCGCGAAAACATGGGACGCCGCCAAAACGTTCCTCGACACCAAGCGCGGCGACGACGGATTACTCTCCGCCGAAGACACCGCCGCATACGAAAAGATGGAAACCGAGGTAGTGGCACTCGGCAAGGAAATCGAGCGGCTGGAACGGCAGGCGTCCATCGAAGCGGAGATGGCGAAACCCACGAGCATCCCCATCACTAATAAGCCGACAACCGGCGACGGCGAAGAAAAAACCGGCAGGGCTGCCGCCGAGTACAAAAAGGCGTTCTGGAACGCCATGCGCAACAAGACGCCCAAAACCGAAGTATTGAACGCGCTCAGTATCGGCACAGACAGCGAGGGCGGATATCTTGTGCCGGATGAATTCGAGCGGATGCTTGTTAAGGCGTTGGAAGACGAAAACATCATCCGTACCCTCGCTCACGTCATCACATCGTCTTCCGGCGATAAGAAAATCCCCGTAGTGGCCAGTAACGGCACGGCTTCGTGGGTTGACGAAGGCGCGGCTATTCCCGAATCGGACGATACTTTCGGACAAGTCAACCTTGGCGCCCACAAGCTGGCTACCATGCTGAAAATCAGCGAGGAACTCCTGAACGATAGCGCGTTCAACCTTGAACAATATGCCGCAAAAGAATTCGGACGCAGGATCGGCAGAGCCGAGGAGCAGGCGTTCATCACCGGCAGCGGCACGGGCAGACCCACCGGCTTTTTGTCTTCGGCACAGGTCGGAGTGACCACTGCGGGTGCAGCGGCGATAACGCTGGATGAGATTATAGACCTTTATCACAGCCTGCGTGAACCTTACCGGCGCAACGCCGTGTTCGTCGTGAACGACATGACAATAAAAGCTGTCCGTAAACTTAAAGACAACACCGGCCAATATCTCTGGCAGCCGTCCGTAATCGTAGGCTCGCCGGACACTATTTTGGGCAAACCCGTCAAGACAAGCAGCTTCATGCCTACGATTGAAGCGGGCGCGAAAACCGTCGCGTTCGGAGATTTTTCGTATTACTGGATAGCTGACCGTCAGGGAAGGTCTTTCAAGCGGCTTAACGAATTGTACGCCGCTAACGGTCAGGTCGGCTTCCTCGGCTCTCAGCGCGTTGACGGCAAACTGATTCTGCAGGAAGCAGTCAAATTGATGCAACAAAAAGCGACGTAAGAAAGGAGGCGCGGCGGCAATGGCTGTAACTGCGAAAATGCGAAAACTGCTGCAAAAGACAAAAGCTAACCTTATTCTTCAGCATGACGAGGATGATGCTTCACTTCTTGGCTATATTGCCGCCGCTGTTTCCTATGCCGAAACCTATCAGCACCGTCCGGAAAATTATTATTCCAAGCGCGGCAATAATATGGCCGCTGTCACCGAACAGGCCGTCATTATGCTTTCTTCCCATTTCTATGAAAGCAGGGACGGCAGTACCGGCGGCTTCTTCGCTGACAACGTGAGCGCGGCGGCGCAGGTCTGGAATACTGTCAACCGTTTGCTGGCGATGGATAAACAGTGGGAGGTATAGGCGTGGTCGTGAATAAACATAACGCCGGGGATTTGAAAATCATGCAGGCTTGGCCGCTCTCCCGAAAAATTATGGTCACGCAAACACGGATTATGGAGTGGTATTACCGCTTTGACGGCAAAGTCAGCGTTTCCATATCCGGCGGCAAAGATTCCGCGATACTGCTTGATTTGGCGCGCCGGTGTTTCCCTGATATTGAAGCTGTGTACGTCAACACGGGGCTTGATTTTCCCGAAGTGCGGAAGTTTGCGGTAGATACGCCGAATGTGACGGTTTTGCAACCGAAAATGCGGTTTGACGATGTGGTGCGCGAACATGGCTGGTGTTATCCTTCAAAGGACGTGGCGCACACGATATATTACGCGCGAAAAGGCTCGCGGTGGGCTCTTGAGCGTTTGAACGGCGTAAACGCGGACGGCTCTCCAAGTGAATGGAGGAAGTCACACTATAAAAAATGGGCTTTTTTATTGGACGCGCCGTTCAAGATTTCGGCAAACTGCTGCGGAATTATGAAGGAAGCGCCGCTCGACAAATACCGCAAGGAGACCGGAAGGCAGCCGATTGTCGGCACGATGGCGACCGAAAGCACACGACGGCGGCAAGCGTGGTTTCAAACGGGATGCAATAATTTTGATTCAAAGCAACCCGTATCGAAACCGCTGTCATTTTGGACTAACGACGACGCGCTCCGATATATCCGTGATTACAAGCTCCCGATAGCATCCGTCTACGGTGATATTGTCGAGGATGGCGGCGGGCGGCTCACCACTACAGGCGAACAGCGTACCGGCTGTGTTTTTTGTCCCGTAGGCTGCCATCGCGACAAAATTAACCGATTTCAACGGATGGCGGTGACACATCCGAAACTGCACGAATACTGTATGGACGCGCTCGGCTTGGGCGCGTTTCTTGATTACATCGGCGTTCCGAGGAGGTGACGCGCCTATGAGTTTTGGAAAAATGAATACATTTATCGAAATCATCACGACCGAACCGGTCAAGGACGACGAAGGGTTCGTGAAAACCGGCGACAATATCCTCGCTTCCGTCCGGGCGTACAAAGAGGATCGGCACGGCAATGAAAAATGGGCGAACCGTGCCGCGTTCTCGACCGCAACGGCATTGTTCCGCTTTCGCAGGATACCGGGGCTTTCCGTCGACACTTCGTTTGTCATCACTTGCGCCGACGGACGGTTTCGGATACTGAGCGCAGAGGATGTTAAAGGGCGCGGAATGTATACTGAAGTTCTGGCTGAAAAAACAGAGCCGACTGTGAGGTGAGTCTATGGCAAAATTGGACGTGAAAATGCCGGAAGAGTTTTTGCTAAAAATATCCCGGCTTGCGGACAAAACGGATGACGTCGTGACGAAGGTGCTGGAAGCGGGCGGAGAGGTTGTATTGGCAAAAGTAAAGAGTAATCTGCGTTCTGCCGTCGGCAGCGGCACGAAGTACGAATCCCGTTCCACCGGCGAATTAGAATCGTCGCTGGGACTTACCGGCGTTAAATTGGACAGAAAGGGCGACCACAACATTAAAGTTGGGTTCGCCGAACCGAGGCGCGGAAAAGGCGGCAGCAACGCCAAAATCGCCAACATTATCGAATACGGCAAACACGGGCAGCCCGCGAAACCATTTCTGAAACCGGCAAAATCGGCGTCGCGGAAACAATGTATCGAAGTGATGTCCGCCAAGCTGGAGGAGGAGATAACCAAGATATGAGCATTTTACGGGAATTGAATACGATAATGGACGCTCTCGGCGTTCGCGTCGAAACAGGAGTATTTAAAGGCAAAGCTCCGGATGAATATGCGGTCATTACGCCTCTGTCCGATACATTCGGGCTTCACGCCGACGACCGTCCGAGGCACGAAACGCAGGAAGCACGGATTTCGCTGTTCAGCAAAAACAATTATATACAGCGCAAGAATCAAATCGTCAAAGCTCTGCTCGATGCAGATATAACTGTAACAGACCGTAAATATATCGGTCACGAAGATGATACCGGCTATCACCATTACGCCATTGACACGGCGAAAAATTACGAACTGGAGGATTAATATTATGGCAACGATTGGACTTGACCGGCTCTACTACGCACCGGTCACCGAAACGCCCGTTACGGGCGAGGAAACTTACGGTACGCCCGTAATGCTGGCGAAAGCCATATCTGCCGAATTGTCGGTAGAACTCGCTGAAGCGACACTCTACGCCGACGATGGCGCGGCGGAAATTATCAAGGAGTTTAAAAACGGTAAACTGTCTCTCGGAATAGATGATATCGGCCGTAAAGCCGCCGAGGAGCTTACCGGCGGCACCACAGACGACAACGGCGTGCTGGTTTCGGCAAGCGAAGACAGCGGCAAGCCTGTAGCTATCGGTTTCCGCGCAAAAAAAGCCAACGGAAAGTACCGCTATTTTTGGCTTTATAAAGTCAAATTCGCCGTGCCGTCCGATAGTCTCGCTACAAAAGGCGACTCTATTACTTTTCAAACACCGAAAATAGAAGGCACGGTTTTACGCAGAAATAAGCTGGACGGCAACGGAAGGCATCCGTGGAAAGCGGAGGTTACGGAAGGCGACACCGGAGTGGAATCGACTATTATCACCGGTTGGTATCAGCAGGTGTATGAGCCGACGTTTGCGGCATATCAAAATACAGGAGGCGGGCCATTATGAATAATGACAGGAGCGCCGTTATAAATATCGGCGGAACAGATTATGAGTTACTGCTTACTACCCGCGCCACAAAGGAAATAGCACGGCGTTACGGCGGATTGGATAATCTCGGCGACAGGCTTATGAAAGCCGAGAATTTTGAATTGGCGCTGGACGAAATATGTTGGCTCATCGCTTTGCTTGCCAATCAGACCATTATGATACACAATCTTCGCAACAATAATAATCCCAAGCCTCTGCTGACCGAGGAAGAATTGGAGCTGCTGACTTCCCCGTTTGAACTTGCGGAATACAAAGAAGCCATCACCGACGCCATGTTCCGCGGAGCCAAACGGAACGTAGAAAGCGAGGAAAACTCAAAAAACCCGCCGGCCGAGTAGACGACGATGAGTTGTTTACCCGGCTGCTGTATTATGGAACGGTTCACTTAAACCGCAGCGAGGAAGAGACATGGCTTATGCCGCTGGGTTTATTGCTTGATTTGTGGGAATGCCACAAACAATATTTAGGCATAGCAAAACCGAAAAGTGAGGTGCTTATAGACGACTTGATACCGGAAGGCATATAGCCGCCGGGATTTTTTACGGAGAGGAGGTGCGGCGGCAATGGCTGATTCATTCGGGCTTAAAATAGGTATCGAAGGCGAAAAACAATTCAAACAGATTCTTTCTGAAATAAATCAATCATTCAAAATTCTCGGCTCGGAAATGCAGCTTGTGGCCAGCCAATTCGATAAAAACGATAAATCCGCCGCCGCACTTACCGCCCGTAACACAACGCTTAATAAAGAAATTGAAACGCAAAAAGATAAAGTTTCCACATTAAAAACCGCGCTGGATAACGCTGCCGCGTCTTTCGGTGAAAATGACCGCCGGACGCAGAACTGGCAGATTCAGTTAAACAAAGCGGAAGCCGAACTCAACGGCATGGAAAAAGAGTTAAAAGCCAATAATGCCGCTTTGAAATCCAATTCCGACCGTTATGACGCGCTGAGTAAAGAAATTGAAGTAACAGCCCGTGAATATGTCAAGGTTCGCAAAGAATACGGGGAAAACAGCGCCGAAGCGAAAACGCTGGAAAAGAAGCTGAAAGATTTAGCCGGCGAGCAGAAGGCTGTCGGCAAAGCCGCCGATGAAGAAGAAAAGGCGGTCTCCGACGTCACAAAGTCGCTGGGGTTATATCAACGTGAAACGGATAAATCGGCAAAAGAAACATCTGTATTCGGCGACGTTTTGAAAGCGGCTTTGACCGCCGAAGTAATCAAAGCCGGGGCTTCGATGATTGTAAACGCCGTAAAAGCAATCGGTTCGGCTGTTAAAGATTATGTGAACGACAGTTCGCAGATGGCGCAGGCCGCCGCCGAGAGCCACACTCTGCTTACAAAAGTCATGCGCAACATGATGGACGCCACAGACGACGAAATAAACAGTTTGGTAAAACTCGCGGAACAGCAGGAAAAAAACGGCGTCGTTTCAAAAACGGCGCAGGTCACGGCACTGGCGGAATTGGCGTCTTTTGTTGAGAAAAAAGAAGCGCTGGAAGATATGCTTCCGGTTATGAACGATTATATCGCATACCAGTACGGAACTGCGGCGTCCTCGGAACAGGCAAGGAACGTGGCTACCTCGCTGGGAAAAGCGATAATGGGCAATATCGACGGGTTGGCGAAACAAGGATTCACGCTGTCCCAAACCGAAAAAGAGTGGTTCAAAACCGCGACTGAGGCGGAGCGCACCGCTTTCGTCATAGACATGGTCAGTGAAAGCATGGGCGGCGTTAATGAAGCGCTGGCACAGACCGACGCAGGAGAAATGGCGAATCTCGCTACTGTCATGGATAACACGAAGATTGCGGTCGGTACATTGGCAAACGAATTCAAGGCGCAGATAGCCGCGAAAATGCTGCCGTCCATATCTTCGCTGTCCGATGCCCTTACCGGGTTTTTACGAGGCGAAGGCTCCCTGCAGGATTTGACAAAAGCTTTCGACGACGTGTTTTCTGAAATCGGCGATACAATCAACAAATTTTTACCCCAACTGGTCAAAATCGGGAGCGACCTGATAACAGCCCTTGTTAACGGAATTTCAAACAATATCGGCGTTATTGTAGAAAGCGCCGCTTATCTCATTAATCAGCTGATCCGCGCAATTCTTCAGCTATTGCCGACAATAGCCGAAGCGGGAATAAAACTTCTGCTTGGGCTGATAGACGGCGTCATCCGTATGCTGCCTGAAATCGTCAACGCCGGAGCGGATATTGTAAAAAAACTGGCCGAAGGGTTAGGAAACGCGATACCCCTTCTGAAACCGTTCACGGCGGTTATATCCGGCATTATTGACGTGATAAAAGCGATGGCTCCTTTTATAGCCGCCGCTGCTGCCGGATTTGCGGCTTTTCAAATCGTGCAGACGATTACAAATATGATGAAGGGTTTGACCGTCGCTACAGCCGCGCATACTGTAGCTTCAAATATCCAAGCGGCGGCGACTGCTGTCGTCACGGCAGCGCAGTGGCTATTGAACGCGGCGATGCTGGCAAACCCCATCGGATTGATTATCGCAGGTGTAGCCGCGCTTGCGGCCGGGATTACCGTGCTGGTTATGTGGCTGAGCAGGGAATCCGAAGAACAGAAGCGTTTGAAAGAAAGCACAAAAGCGTTAATTGAGGAAAATGAGCGTCTTAATAGCTCCGTAGCCGATTCACAAAAAGCCTATGCCGATAAAACCGCGAGCATGGCACAGGACGCGGGCGCTGCTAAAAGCCTCGCCGATAAAATAGCGGAATTGTCGGCAGTGGAAAACAAATCCGCCGCGCAGAAGCAGCAGCTTGCCGCCTATGTAAGTATGCTGAACGAGGCGATGGGCGAGTCCGTCGTTGAGTATAATGCCGAAACCGACGCTATGAGTCGTAATATAAATGAAATCTACGGCATAGTGGAAGCCCGGAAGCAGGAAGCGATAGCGCAGGCGGCGCGGGAGAGGGCTGTCGAAATCGCTAAGGAGCAGATGGCTGTCGAGGATCAGCTTAATAAAATAAACCGCCAGCGTATCGAACTGGACGAGGCTTTGGAAGCGGGCACCATTAAGAAAAAAGCGTATAACAATATGGTAAAGGAATTAACCGAATCCGAAGCCGAGCTCATCATTCAGCAGGACGACCTTTCCGTTAGTTTTGATAACGCTACGAAAGCGGTCACCGAAGCCGCTGAAAAACAGGCTGCCGCCAATAAGAAAATCGTTAACAGCACCGTGGAAATGACTGACGAACTTGAAGAAGCCTATGCCATTCAGGAAGAATTATCCCGCAAAAAAATACAGAACGAGCAGGAAGTTACCGAAGCGATGGTGAAAGCGGCAAGCGAGCAGGGTTTAACCTTAGAGGAATATAAGGAAAAATTACGGGAAACAGAAAAGGAACTGGAACGCTACACTAATTCAGCCACCGAAATGTTCAAAAAAATGAACGATAAATCAGAATTATCCGTCCGCGATATGACAGAAAACATGAAACACAATCAGCAGGTATTGGAAACATGGGCGGATAATATATCCGCGCTGGCGGACAGAGGCCTTGATAGAGGTCTGCTTGATAAACTACGCGCTGCCGGACCCGAATCGGCAGGACACGTCGCCGCGCTGGTCAAATCCAGCGACAAAGAACTGGCCGATTTAAACGAAGTATTCGCCAACGGTTCCAAAGTAGCCACTGATTCACTTATGAAGCAGCTTGGCTTGCCGGACGTGGTCAACTCCGGCGCGGATATGGTGGACAACATCGCGGAAGGCGTGGACAAAAACAACAGTTTGGATAAAGCGACAAAACAATTAATCAAGGACGCAAAAACTACCGCGAAAACCGCCGTTAACAACAGCGGATTTAATGAAATCGGCGGAATGATCGTGGACGGGACTTGGAAGGGTATGCAGCAAAAAGAATCGTGGTTCCGCCAACAAGTCACGGCATTCTTTAAAAACATCGTTAATTCCGCCAAGCAGTCGCTTGGTATTCAATCGCCGTCCCGTGTGTTCGCGGAAATCGGAAGATACATGGCGGAAGGGCTCGGCGTCGGTTTTGACGCTGAAATGGACGGCGTGGAAAAAATGATGATAGACGCCATCCCCACGGACTTCGATATCGACATGGATGTTAACGCCAACTTAAAAAAGATGGGTATGTCGGCGGAACGGGACAAGCAGCAAGCGCAGCCGGTTATAGATTTTGCGAAAGATATTTTACAATCCATATTGGATGTGTTCCGTTCACTGCCTGATGAGATTGCCACGTTATGTGAAACAATAAAGGCGCAGTTTAGCCAATCAGCCCGTTTTGATTTTAGCGGCGCGGGTTTGGAACGGGCTGCCGACAGGCTCGGATATAATATTCGGACTGCTCTCCCCGTAAAATCTGATATGCCTGCCGTTAATTTGAGCGACGGTTTAAATTTATCCAATCGCGGCGGGTCGTTGATTACCATACAGCAGATGATTGTTCGAAGCGAGGATGATATACGCAAAATTTCACAGGAATTGTATAACTTGATGCAAACCGGTTCACGGGCGCAAGGCCGTTTCAATCCGGTGTAAGGGGGGAGTAACTTGGGTTTTATATATAATGGAATATCATCGCAGAGTATGAAGCTCCGCGCCCGTCTGACCGATTGGCAAGCCTCTCCCCCTCTACGCAATTCTTATGTGACCGTACCCGGTAAAGCGGGCGTCGCGGACTTCGGCTGCGACGCTGCCGAACGCCATATCGTTATACGATGCGGCGTGACTCCGCAGCGCAGTTTCGCCGAATTAATAAACATACTGGACGGCGTTGCCGGATGGCTCGATCCGTCCCGTGGGCTCGGAGAACTTATTTTAGACGATGTGCCGGATCGTTATTTCATGGCGCGTATTTTTGAAACGGTGGACTGCGAACGGCTTCTTAGAACAGCGGGACAGTTTGATTTAAAATTCGTATGCCCCGATCCTCATGCCTACGCGCTGGCGGATGAGAGTTTTATTATCACAGCAGAGGGAATCCATGAAGTTAATCGGGTTATCGGCAGCGCTTCGTCCGATCCGGTTTATTTTCTTAAGGGAACGGTGTTTTCAGGAATATCCTCATATATTTCGCTTCGTACAAACGGCTCGGAGCTTCGCGTTGCCGGCGTATTGGTAGCCGGCGAAACGTTAGTAATCGACAGCGGCAAGGTCACGGCAAAAGTTGTCAACGCACAGGGCATTACATTACGGAACGGACTGCCGTGTTTGCAGGAATTGAATTTTCCCTCATTGCAAAGAGGCGTGAATACCGTGGAAATATCCGCAGCGGGAGCCGCGTTTACGGAGCTTAAAATACAGGCTATGAGCCGTTGGCGGTGAGTTGATACGGTTGACGGCGTAATAACGCAAATATTACGCGTTGAAAATGTGCGGCGAAAAGGAGGTGGTTATTCTGGCGATAAAATCAGTTTTGGCAAAACAAGAAGATTTCACGGGTGAATTTCAGGTAACCGAACAGACCGCCGCTATGTGGCGCTTCAATGAAGCCGCTCCGGACAGCGAAACAGCGCTCGCTGATTGTTCCGGCAAAAACCGCCGCCTCATCATTTCCGGCTGGGGGGGAAACGCAACGGCGGCGCTGCTTAACAGCCGTTACGGGCGTTATTTTAGGTTAAATATAGTCAGTCCCGACACGGAAAAGACGCATTTGATTGCTGAAAATGACGGCGGATTTTTTTCCGAACTTGGCGAAAGAATAGTTGTCGGCGGCTGGATTAACCCTACGACATACTCGGTCGGTCAAAATTTTATTCCGCTTTTCAACACACGGCAAGGGCCCGGACAGCCTATTTTTTATGTATCGCTTTATCAGGGCCGGCCGCGCATGATGATTTATAATTCGGCGGGGGCTCTTATCCTTGACCAAAGCGAAACGCCGCCGTTCAGTACAGTTAATAACGGCTGGTACTTTATCGGTGCAGTTATCGGCGTTACGGCGAAAACTTCTCAGATGATTCTTTGTAACCGCGCCGACGGTATGGTATGGAAGGCGCCGATCCGGACGGTCAGCGGCGACATAAACCCTTCCTGTACGGCGAATATCATCATGGGTATGCTCGCCGATCAATATTACTACGCCGGAGGCTTCGACGACTGGTTTTTTGAAACGGACAGTCAGTTAACGATTGATGATTTAGAGCGTTATTTCCGTCAGGCGATGCTCGCCAACGGAGCGGATTCGACTGCGAGTGTTGACGCGCTTACCGAACCCGGCGCGGTGTTACTCAGGAAAACAGACAATGTTTACGCTGAAAGCGGTGTATTGGAAACAACGGCGGCTGTCTGCGCGCTTTCCGGCAGCGGGCGCGTATCGGTGACAAGCGAATATACGGCGGGAATTACCGCTGTTGCATTAATTGAAACTTCCACGTCTGACAACATGACCGATTGGTCTTCTTGGCAGACGGTTGGAGTGAACGGCGAGCTTGTTTCGCCTAATAAGGAGTATATCCGTTATCGCGTTACTCTGACCACGTCCGATACAAACGCATCGCCGAAGCTGCTGAACATACAATTGCACGACATTCCGAAACCGCCGTATGAGAGACTTGGATTTGCCCGCCCGATGGTGCTGGACAAAAACGGCGCGTGGGAATCGGTATTGGAAAACGCATACGACATTATTGTAACCGGCGAAGTCAACGGCGCGGACATATTAGAGTTCAAGCTCCCGTATTTAGATGCAAAACGTACATCGCTCGACAATGAAAAGTCGATACAAATAGTCAATGACATTTATCGTATACGCACAGTAACGGACGATAAAAACAATAATGAAGCCACGACGTCGGTGTACGCGGAATCCGTATTTTATGACTTGGCGTTTTCGGAAGAAATACAGCCTATGACTTTTTCCAACAGCTTTCCGGGCGAACCGCTGCGTTATGCGCTGCGGGGGACGGATTGGTTAGCGGGAACGGTAAATATCACCGCGAGGCGAACATGGCAGCTTCAAGAAAAAAACGCGCTGGCTTCGCTGCGAAAGATACAGGAAATCTACGGAGGAGACCTTGTCTTTGACAATCCGAACCGTCTTGTGCATCTGCTTACGTTCAGCGGCAAGGAAAGCGGCGCGCTGTTCGCTTACCGAAAAAATCTAACCGGAATACAGAGGGTTACCGACACTCGCGGGCTTGTTACGAGGTTATATGCCCGCGGCACGGAAGGTTTGACGTTTGCGCTTATAAACGGCGGCAAACCTTACGTGGAGGATTTCACGTACTGCAGTGAAGTACGCGTCTCTTCACTTGATTTATCCAATTTTTCAAATCCGTATGATATGCTGGAATTTACAAAAATGCGGCTTGCCGAATATGCAATCCCCCGCGTCTCTTACGTTTTGTCGGCTATGGACTTGTCGGTGCTTACAGGGTATGAGCATGAGCGGTGGGAGCTTGGTGATATCGTCATGGTTGACGACCGTGACCTTAATTTGAAAATCAAAACCCGGATTGTGCGCAGGCAATACAATCTGCAGGAACCGTGGAAAACGGTGCTGGAACTTTCAACGAAACTGCGTGAATTCGGCGATGTGTCGGCGCAATGGGATAAAACCGCCGACCAGCTGATGAATTTTGAAAACGTCCAGTCTTCATCAAAACAGGAAGTGCGCGATTTTGTGCCTTTTAACCATTTACGGAATTCCCGCGCCGATGACGGCTTTGCGTACTGGCTGAACTCCGGTTTTGAAATCGACACTCAGAACGGCGTAACGGGAACGGCGTCGTTTAAAGCGGCTGGGTTTCAAGGCGCGAAATATATGGAGCAGACCGTTTACCCTGATTCTCGGCGCAGTTACACCATTTCCGCGCAGCTTGGCGGCGAAAACCTCGTAAAAGGCGAAAACGGCAGGGTCGGAATTGAGGTGGTATTTGAATATGAGGACGGGACTACAGAAAATAAATTCATAGACTTTTTTTCCGTCGATTCTGCGTATGTTGTCGAGAATGACATCAAGCAGGTGGTAGTGAGCGGCGGAATACCCGAAGCGCCGAATAACGGCAAAATTTACGGACGGCAAGACACAAGCTGGGTTGAAGTGACGGGAGGCGGGCAAGGCGGCGGCTGGGACGGTACGGTCGATGTTACTGAAGATATTGTGGCATTTACCTCTTCCTCATGGACGGCGCAAGTTGCGGATGTCATCAATGAAACAGTTGTCAGCGCTTCTGCTTCCCTGCCTTTAACGGCAAAATTTATAGAAACGCTGCCGATGTTCGCATCTGAATCATGGAACGCTCAAACGGCGGCTCTTAGCGACGTTACGCCTAACGCTCAGGCGACTTTGTATTATATCGACAATTTGCATATCAGGCTGGCGTTTTCAAATCCCGTGTACGGCGGCACCCAGTCGTTAAGCGCGTTTACTGTACGCGGAGTTTTCGGCGGACAGTTTATACAGCGTTCTCCCGCGGCAATCGTTAGGTCAAGCACGAACGGTTACGATTTAACGCTTGACAGCGATATGGATTTAAATATGGTGCTGTTAGGCGACGCAATTTTTTTGCAGTACAACTCCAATGTCGGCAATTTGCGAAGTAACATAAGCGGCGAATTATTACCGGATATATTAACACAACTTATAAAGGGGTAGAGATTATGCGAATAAAAGAAAATGGCGGGAACCATTCCGCCGCGCCTTGGGAAACCAACGCAATCAAACTCAAAGGACATTCAAAAGTCCAGTTATTTGACGCGGTTTCCGGCAAGGAAGTAGAACGTGTCGAACAGGAAAACCTTATAACGAATGCGCTCAGCCGGTGGATTAGTCCCGATATCCAATATTGCGGGACAGGAGCGAATTTGAACTTTGTAACACTTGTAAACTATATTACACCTATTTATACGAAAGGGTTAGGCGGTATTTTAATACTTGACGAGCCGGTTAACGAAGACCCTAATATTTGTTGGGTTCCGAAAGGAGTAGCCGAAGTCGGACACGCCGGAAGGGTATATACCGGCACTAATCCTTTTCGCGGCACATACAACGTGAGTGAAAGTTTCGATATAATGGACGGTTTGGATTTAATCGGGCGGCGGCACGTTTGGGATTTCGCGACCGACCGCGCAATCGGGACATGGCGATGCTTGGCGCTTACATCAGATATTGGCGGGAACGGCGGATTGCAAGTTGAATCCGATTCAGGCGCAGGGCAGGATTCTGCCGCGTTTAGTATCGCTTTCCTTAATTATCTCTACAGCCCTTCTACGCCGCCTTCGAACGGCGTATGGACAAATTATGCTTTTTTAGGCGAAGTATCGAACAACCGATATTGCATGATTTATACCACTGCAAACATGATTTATCTCGCTTATATTAAGAGCTTCGATAAAACAGGCTTGTTGCCTTTTGAACAACTAAACACTTCAAATTGCAGAATAATTGACGAAAAATCGATTTCAGTTTCCAACGCGAATAACCAATTTCGATGGGTCGTTGACGAAACCATGCAATCCGCTACGCTCTGCTTGATAACCTCAGCTACGTCGATTACAAGGACTGTTTTAAACTTACAAACCGGCACTTTATCATCACAAAGTACCCTGACGTTAGTAGGTACTCCTCCTGGATATAATGCTTATTTAAGCACCTCAGCGCAAATGGCTTTCTTAAACGGCAACGACTTATATATAAATCTGCATCATACCGCTACAAACACCTATCACTGGTCGAGATACGTTGTTTCAGGGACTACCGCTACTTTCACTTCGGTAGTTTGTCCGGATAACGGCGTAAGAAGCTATGCGCAGATTATCGGCGGGAAAATGTTTATGTTAGCCGGAAGCACTTCTATGTTTTGCAGATGGCTCGACGGCGATAAATGGGGCACCGTTAATATTCAAGGGCGTTTTTTATCCGGAAAAAGTTATAAAAATCAAACCCGGTTCCCGCTATCGCTTTTCGGGGATACAAACAGTCATTCGACAATATCAGCGATATATCCGTATCTGGGCAGCATCAACAATTTAGCGGCGCCAATCAACAAAACGGCGGCGCACACCGCGAAAATCACATACGAATTATATCAGGCATAGTTTGGTGAAAATAAAATGGCAATAATCAATCATGTTTTGGAAACGAAAAATGAACGGATTATATCGCCTTTCGGTGATAGGTCAATTACTGTCGATGGCAGAACTGTCCGCGGGCATGACGGCGTCGATATTGTACCCGAAGGTTGGATAATCACACCTGTCAGCGGGCTTGTCGTTTATGTCAAATATAACGTGCGCGGCAAAGATACTTCGGGACTGCACGATTTGGGGAACTATGTCAAAATCAAGGTAAACGACAAGTATATACTGCGGTTCTGTCATTTGGCAAAGTGCAAAACGCTTGTCAGAGTCGGGCAGACAGTTAAAGCGGGTGCTGTTATCGGATACATGGGGACAACAGGATTTTCGGACGGCGTTCATTTGCATTTCGGACTGTATGATATTTCAAACGGTATCGAAACCGCGATTGATCCGCTGCCTTTTTTAGAAGGTAAAATGCCGCTTACCGGAAACGGCGGCTATAATTAATTAAAACGGGGGCGTTTATTTATGAATTATAAGCATATATCATCGCCGTTAATTCCCTCCGAAAACAAACGTGTAAAAGCGATTACAATCCGTCTGATAATTCAGGGCTGCACCGGCGTTGCGTATTTTACCGATTTATTTTTACAAACCGGCACGTTTGCTACGGGTTGGGTTGGAAATGTCTGCGAGCTTAAATGGGTTCTGGACGGGTAGGTGAAAACATGGCGGTCAAATTTACAAGATTCACGGAAACACGCAAACCTTTAAAAGAACAGAAAGTGGTGAGTATAACTATACGCCCCGTAATACGAAATTGCGCCGGTATTTTTTATATCACAGACCTGCAGGTGCAGGAGGGCGGCTGGCTGACGGGATACGCGCCGCACACGGAATCAATGCTGCAAAACAGCGGCAACGCTCCACGATATCATAACGGTGTGGTACGCGGAAGCGAAACGGTCGTGGTGTTCAACACAGGGAAAACATCGGCGGGTCTTGATATTTATATATATCCGAAACAGGATATGGAAGCGGACAGCGTTTCGATTTCGCAGGGAATGGGTTCGCATAAGTGCCGTTTCATATCGGCGGTGAACGCGGACGATGCGCTGGCGCTTAAGGCTTCCGGCCATGAGTGTCTGAAGAACGGCTCGCCAACGCCGAAGGATGGGTTTTATCAATACACTGCCGCCCATGACAGCAAGCATCACGTTACTCTGGAACGCGGGAAGTCGGCACGCGTGTACGTTGAATATACGGAAATGACGGAAGGAGCGCCGAATTCATGAACGGAGATTATTTGCAAGGTAAGAAATGTATGGTCTGGTCGTTCATGGGCAACGCTCGGATGTTCCAAGCCTTGAATAATTATGCCGACCGCTTCGAAAGCGTCGGCATTTTTACGTTCGAAGTGGATATCTATGGTGTTATCAGAGAAACCGGTACTCCGATTTCGGGTATCCTGCCGTACATTAATAAATGGCCGAAGGTTCGATGGTTTCTTACCGTAATGAATCACGGCACGGCTTCGATATTCACCGCCCTGCGGAACAACACGAACGGCGCGAAAACGATGTTCCTGTCCGAGCTTGTGCGGATCATGCAAAAATATCCGTGGTGCGCCGGAGTGGACATAGACTTGGAACGCGGCGGCGAATACGAAAACAAGGATGCGGCAAACGCGCTGTTCTGCGATATATATCAAACTGTCAAGGCGTATAACCCCGCCAAACTGGTGAATATTTGTTTGCCCGGTATGACGGGGGTTAACGGCTCTGTCGGCGGCGAAAACTGGTGCGTATACGCCGATTTGGACGCTTATTGCGATACCGCCGCCATTATGTCATACGGCATGGCGTGGGCAGGTTCCGCGCCGGGACCTGTTTCTCCCCGCGACTGGCTGGTCGGCACATACGACTACGCGAGCAGGGTTATGAATCCGCAAAAGATATACATGGGTTTGCCGGGTTACGGCTGGCATTGGGAGATTTACGCCAAGCCCGCCGATATCGGCAGAACCTATCGCGGCATATCGCTGACATACTACGCCGCCAAGATATGGGCGGAAGGCGGTTATAACTTTACGGGCGACGTGCCGCCGCAACCGATGATACCGTGGCTCGCTTATTGGGACGAATATGACCAAGTGCCGTATATGTTCCCCCATGTTTATGATTACGCCGAAGGCGGCGACGCGGCGAACAGGGAGTCACCGATGGTCGGCGATATGTACAATCGCCGCAGATACCTGACTTGCTACGGTAAATCTCAAAAAGCGGAGTTCGGAACAATATATGTCGACCGCGACGGGGAGCCGGACAGTTATACAAACGGCATAGTAGTCGGTACCGGCACGATTACTCTGTCGGCAAGCGACGGCACGGCAACTTATAATTTTACCGTCAGCCAATCGGGAACTTATGATGTAGCGGTTCGTATTTGTTTTCCTTTTTGGGACAAAAACGGCATCGACATTTCACTCGACGGCAACGGGCATATATTCATTGAAAACCGCCTGTGGTGGCCGTACTGGAGAAGAGCGTGCTGGCTTATTCTCGCAAGGCAGAGCCTTTCGGCTGGAAATCACACGCTCACTGTCGACGGAGGCGTTCCGGGGGCGCAGTTTTACGGTTTCCGCGTCTGCTCGGCGTTTTCGGAGCGACCCTCGGCTGGGAGTGCTGTTTTTGAATTATCGCCGCGCAGTTTTAAGGATGTAAACGGCAATATGGCTGTACCGGACAGAGGTTTCAAACTTACTTCTGAAGTTTTACGCCGGAAACCCGACTCGGCGCTGGCTTGGTACGAGGATTTCCGTGATCCTGTTACTCTGCAGCCCGCTTATTGGGAGACGCTCTCAGGCAATTGGGCTGTTTGGCGATACGATTATTACGCCCCCGGCAGAGTTTATTCGCAGCTTGAGGGCAGCGGACAGCTTGCGTGGAAGTATGACGAATTCTCCGATGTACACGTCCGGTGCAGGATTGCGTTCCCGCATAATGGCAGCGGCCGCGCCGGGGTGTTCGTCGGGAATATCTTTTGCTGTATCAATATTGATACGCAAAGGGTGGAATTGTATCAGGGCGCGTCGCTGCTCGGCAGTTACAATGCGTCTTATTCAAGAACGTCTGCCGCCAACATCAGAGAAAATCCGTCCATGTATCTTGTTGAAATGCGCAAGCGGGGAAATCAAGTGCGGGTTTATTCCGGCAGCAGCAATACGCTACGCTTCACGGCTATGGTCAGCGGAACGTCAGGACATTGCGGCATCCAATCAGACGGCGAAGTAAAATGCGAACTGCTCCGTTTGGGCGACGCTTGGACTTATGAACCGTATGAGGCCTTTGACGTAACCATGCCGAATGGCTCGACCGAAAGCTGCGGCAGGATTCCGCGGAGCGGTGTGACGTGGGATTCGGAGTTTGAGGTGTTTACGCTCACTTCGGACGTGGAGGAGAGTTCTACCCGAAGCGAAGATATTTCAATGGATTATTCCTTTTACCACAGTAATCTCTTACCAATTCCCTGCAACGCCGATTATACGGCGCGGGTCGTACCGAAGGATATAAACGTGTGGATTGCACGGCTCTTTCTCGGAGACGCGGATGGTTTCGGTATTTTATATTACCAAGATGTTGACAGTCTTGTTTACTGGGCTAACGAAGCTGCCTACCGATGGGGTTTGCGGGGATTTGCTCTGTGGTCGCTCGGTCAGGAGGACTTACGGTTGTGGGAGGCTCTGCCGAAGCTGATGTAAGCAAAACAGTATAAAATGATATATCAACGCTTCTGTATTACGCAGAGGCGTTTTTATATACCAAAGCTCCAATAACAGCGCGCGATGTTGGCGGAGCGAAAATTAACATTTTAAGGAGGACATTATCAATGGCACTATCTAACAACAGGGTTGCTTGGGTAAACCGCTCAGGCTCCAACATTCCGGTTTATGAAAAGACCGTATCGAGCTCGTTCCACACAGGCGGGCTGACCGTCGGCGGTTCGCAAATCGGCACCATTGCACCGAATGGGTTTTACACGCTCATTCCGAACGATTCATTCTACATCACGAGCTATCAAATCATCTTCCGCAACAGCAGCGGCGCACAAGCAACAGGGTTCATCGAAACATCGCCCGGTTATACGCTGGGCGATTACGCTTGGGTGCAGTATCAGGAGCCGTATCATTTCTACAACAGCAACGGCACTACGCTGTCGGCGTCCGCTACGGAAAGCATCGGCGGCACCACTTATCGGATTTTCACAGTCGAAAAAGCTGTGACGTACCGTAATCCGTCCGGCGTGTCTCAAGGCACATTGGCGGTTGGCACCAAATTGGCTACGACGCAGTCAACGGCAGGTCAGACCTACGGTGGTTATATGCTGTTCACGAAGAAAAAGGTCGGAGCCGGCAGTTGGACAGACTTGGTAACCGGCGGGTACGGGTTTGTCGACCTCGGGCTTTCGCTGGGGGCTATGCCGAACAACAGAGCAATTTATTAATCAGTGTAACAATGAAGCGGCCGCCGTTACAGGCGGCCACACTACTTTTCAGGAGGTAAAACATGAAAGAAATCTGGATTGGAATTCAAGCAGGCTTTGCCGCTGTCGGCGGTTTTATAGGGTGGTTCTTGGGCGGGCTGGACGGCTTCTTATACGCGCTTATCGCCTTTGTAATCGTAGACTATATTACCGGCGTACTTAGGGCAATAGTCGAAAAGGAACTGTCAAGCAGGGTCGGCGCCCATGGTATCGTAAAGAAAGTGGCGCTTTTTTTAATCGTCGGCGTCGCGCATCTCGCCGATGTTTATCTGCTCCACGACAATGGCGTCCTTCGTATGGCGGTTATTTTCTTTTACATTTCCAACGAAGGTATTTCCCTGTTGGAAAATGCCGCTGTTATTGGATTGCCGGTGCCGACAAAGCTGAAGGACGCGCTTGCTCAAATCCGAAAAAAATCTGAAACGTCCGAAAAGGACAAGAAAGGAAACGGTGATAACGATGGCAATTCTTAAACCCAAAAAGACCGTAACGCTCGATAACGGTCTGACGGTCAACGAGTTTTTACTCACGGAAAATAATCCTAATAGAATCAGCCTGCCCGCAAAGCGGACGGCGAACCAGCCGCTCATCGGCGTAACGCTCCACAACACTAATTGGATTTCCGTGGCGGCGGGTACGACGCCTGCCGAACAATACACGCGGGCGACTTATAACGGTAACATGGGCGACGCCCGCGTTCATTATTATGTCGACAACAAATGTGCATGGCGTAATTTCACCGATGATTACACCTCGTGGCATGCCGCTACCGGCGGGCAGGGGCATGGCAACAGCAATACGATTTCCATTGAAAGCATTATGCGTAATCAATCCGACGCGGAGAGTGCGGCGTCAATGGAAAACACTGCGAAGCTTATCGCGTGGATTTTCAAAACCTACGGATGGACAGTTGAAAAGAACCTTTACACGCACAATTATTGGACGAATTATAAGGTGACAGGACAGATGTCTGCCGACCTCGACGCGCAGAGCTTAAAAAAGGTGTCGAGTACAGTTAAGTGTTTCAATTCATCTGCGCTTGCCAATCCAAACGGAAAATACTGCCCCGCGTTTCTGCTGCCGCAATGGGAAAAGTTCAAGGCTCTTATTAAAAAATATATGGATGCGGGAACGGCAACTCCGGCGCCTCCCCCGAAAACGCTGTACCGCGTTCAGGTAGGCGCGTTCGGTGTGAAAGCCAACGCCGACGCCATGCTCGCGAAAGTTAAGGCGGCGGGATTCGCCGATGCGTTTATTACGGAAATCAAACAATAAGCGCAAATCAAAGAATACAGAGCAACGCTTCAATGCTTCAAAGCAAATTTAACAATTTCAGCGGTGGGGGCAGCCTCACCGCTTTGCTTTGGAGGCACAAATATGGATACCGATAAAAAACCCGTCCGCTCGCGGACATCCGAAATGGTTATAGGCAAAACCACATACAGTGTTACCACGACATTTAACGAAAAGGCTCGTGAAACAATCGGTCAGATGTTTGTCCGCTATGTTGCCGACCGCATTTCGAGTGACGTTAAAAACTCAAATTTAATGCTGACTGCGGCGAAAAAATGACTTGCTATGTAGGAAATTCTATGGCCTAATAGAACCTACCAAAACAAGAGGAGGTCAGCAAAATGGCTGTACAAACAGAAAAAATAACCGCGCTTTATTGCAGGTTAAGCCGCGACGACGATTTGTTGTCGGGCGAATCAAATTCAATCGCAAACCAAAAAACAATCCTCACCCGATACGCGCAGGAACGCGGATTCGGCAATCCTAAATTTTTCGTCGACGATGGCGTGACGGGGACGGTCTTCCGCAGGCCGGGGCTTGACGAAATGCTTGAGGAAGTAAAAGCCGGGAACGTGGCTACGGTAATTATAAAAGACCAGAGCCGCATAGGGCGCGATGTATTGGAAGTAGGACTTTTGAAGCGTACATTCGAGGAATACGATGTACGCTTCATTGCCGCTAACGACAATCTTGATACGGCGAACGGTTTTGACATCATGTCGATTTTCCGCGACGTTTTTAACGAATGGTATGTAGCCGATGCTTCAAAGAAAATTCGATCGGTCAAGCGTTCAAACGCACTCGCCGGAAAATGCTCCTGCCGTCCGCCGTACGGATACCGAGCCAAAGACGGTAAAAGCAATCAGGAATGGGAAATTGACGAATACGCCGCCGAAAATGTGCGGGAAGCATTTAAACGGTTCATCGCCGGCGACAGTACCCATAATATAGCTAAAGACTTTGACAGCCGCGGGATTACTTCGCCGTTGGTATATTACCGCAAGCTGAAGGGGCTGCCGCCGCTTAACGAAGACACGACGTGGTTTAATTATACTGTGGTGCATATGCTTGAAAATCAAGCGTATATCGGGAATCTGGTATCGCAGAAAACTACCACGCCGTCATATAAAAATCACAAGGTAGTTAAGCGTCCTAAAGAGGATTGGGTAATCATTGAGAATCACCATCCGCCGATTATAGAAAGTGAAATCTTCGAGCTCGCTCAAAAGTTGCGCGACGGGCGCAGGCGCAAGCCTTCCAAAAGAACCGGGGAATGCAGTCCGCTCAGCGGCCTCCTGTGGTGCGCGGATTGTAATAACAGGCTCTCTATCATGCATCCAAACGAAGAAAAATATTCTTATTACGTCTGTTCTTGGTATAGGAATTCAAAGAAGCATTATAAGTCGGCCTGTTCACGCCACGGTATTCGCAGGGATGTGATTGAAGAAATCGCACTTGTAAAAATCCGCGAAGCATGGCAGTTCGCCCGTGAAAACAAGACGGAATTCGCCGAAAAAGTTCGTATGAGATCAGACAAAGACAGCGGCAAAGCGATTAAATCTAAAACTGCCGATCTGAACAGAGCCGACCGCCGCATCGCCGAACTGGACAGGATAATCAAGCGTATTTACGAAGACCATGTGGCTGAAAAACTAAGCGATGACCGTTTTACAAAAATGCTTTCTGACTACGAAACGGAACAAGCGGAATTAGTAAACGGCTCGGCGGCACTGAGAGCGGAAGTTGAGGAAATACAAAGAAAAACAGCTAATGCGCAGGATTTTATAAAGCTCGCGGAGCGGCATACGGAAATCGCGGAAATGACGGCGGAACTGGCGAGGACGTTCATTGACAGGATTGTGGTTCACGAAGCGGTTATGGTAGATAACCCCAAGCGGAAAGGACATCAGACACGCAGGCAGGAAATCCAAATATTATTGAATTGTATAGGCGAATTTGAACTGGAATGA